AAGGGAGCATCCTCGGCAACCGGAGACTATGGAGCATCCTCGGCAACCGGCACCTGTGGAGCATCCTCGGCAACCGGATACTGTGGAGCATCCTCGGCAGAAGACAAGGATGCAGTAGCTGTTGCTTGGGGTTACAAATCAAAAGCCAAGGGCGTTCTTGGGGCATTTCTTGTTTTTGCAGACTGGGAATACACTGGTTCAGAAGATGATACAGAATATGACAGAAATAACCAGAGTGCATGGGTTCTTAACGGTGCAAAAATGGTGCAGGTTGATGGGGAAAATATCAAGCCGAATACTTGGTATACGATTGAAAATGGAGAGATTGCGGAGGTATCAGAATGAATTACATAAAAGCAAAATATCCAAACCAGAGCCGGTCATATATATTTGCTACATCAGACGATGTAAAAGCCGGAGACATGGTTTTAAATGCCAAAGGCGCAAAGCTGAAAGTTACGGATGAATCGGTGGATATGAAGTGGGTGGACACCTACGGTGCTGATAAGATTGCAGTTGTGAAGAAATATTATGAGCCGGTAGATGCCGGAGAAAGTGAGGGAAAATAATTATGGCAGAGAACACAGCAGTAGCAAAGGCAGAGGAAAAGGCAGAGGTTGCACACAGCAACAACAAGGTTACAGATTATAGCCTTGGAATTTTTGGAACATCAGATAATTTCATCATGGCTATGCAGATGGCAAAGGCGTTAGCGAGTTCAACTATCGTTCCGGCAACATTCCAGAAGAACGATGCAAACTGTCTGATTGCTATTGAGCAGGCGCAGAGACTGCGAGTAAGCCCACTAATGGTTATGCAGAATTTGTATGTAATTCAGGGGAGACCGTCTTGGAGCTCAAAGTTTCTGATTGCGGCAATCAATAATTCCGGCAAATTCGATATGGAATTACAGTTCGAGGAAACCAAAGATAAGGATGGCAAGCCTTATTCGTGTCTTGCTTGGACTACGAAAAATGGTCGTAGAGTTGAGGGTATGACCGTGGACATGGAAATGGCTAAAGCCGAGGGATGGCTTGGTAAGAACGGTAGTAAGTGGAAAACCATGCCACAGTTAATGCTTCGTTACAGAGCGGCATCTTTCTTCTCCAGTCTGAATTGCCCGGAATTGACGATGGGGCTTTATACAAAAGAAGAAATGCAGGACAACGATTTCAAGGAATATCCGATGGAAGATTTACAGGAACAGGTTAAGCATGAAATATCTGAAAACGCAAACACAGAGGATTTTCCTGTTGATCTGGAAGTTGCCGAAACTGTGGAAGAGCCCAAGATGGCAGATAAACCGGAAAAGGTAGAGACGGAAGTTGTTGATAATGACAATGATTTGCCGGACTTCATGAAGTAGGATGATAGAATGAACTTTCCAAAATCTGAATTGAGTAAGCAGGATGCATTGCACCTATGGATTACTTGCCGTTCGAAGTATGCCAAAGAGCAAATGTTCCTTACAAATTACGGAATTGTCTTTTTTGTTATGCGACGTTTAGGCATTCCAGCGTTTGATGAAGATATGTTTCAGATTGGTTCCATTGGACTTCTAAAGGCTATTGACACCTTTGATGCTTCAAAAGGATGTTTTTCTACATATGCTTTTCCAATTGTGAGAAATGAACTGCTTATGGAATTCCGTAAAAGTAAAAAATCAGTAAATGCAGCATTTTCATTAGATGATAATGTGGATATAGGAAATGGCGAAAGCGTTTCTTATGCTGAAATGATAGCAGATCGTAAGGATTATGAAGAAAATACAGTTAATTCCATGCTTGCTCAACAGATTTTTGAGGAATTGAGTCCGAGAGAACAACGTATTTTTATTATGTTTTTTGTGGAAGGGAAAAAGCAACGAGAAATATCCGAAGCACTTGGAATTTCGCAGGGAACGGTTTCCAGAATTATTAAAGGCATGGGGAAAACAAAGAAGAAAGGCAGGAAAAAATATGAGAGTAATTAGCCAGGACGGCACGATTGATATGCCGTATGAACAGGTAATAATTACAAGACATGATAAAAGCATTTACTTAATGGAACATCTTACTGAGGACGTTGAAATTGCTAAATATTCCACGGAAGAAAAAGCAAAAGAAGCCATGTAAGAATTAAGAATGGCTTATATGTGCCAGAATCTTGTAAAGATGGGGCAGACACCGCCAGATGGAATTGACGAAAAACTTACTATGGGTTTGAGTGGAGTATTTGAGTTTCCGGCGGATGAAGGATTGGAGTAGCATATGGAAGTTATATCATTTTTAGAATCCGTACAGAAAGGAATGGAAGATAACATTTACAACTTTTGCAGAGATGGGAAATGTAGCCAATGCGGTAACTGCTGTTCCAATCTTTTACCAATGAGCAGAAAGGAAGTAGATGCAATTCACAGATATATCCGTAAGAACCATATCAAAGAGTGTAGGCACCTGCTTCCTACTGTGAATCGACCATATGATATGACATGCCCTTTTCTTGATACGGACAAGAGTTGTGAGAAATGCAGAATCTATCCGGTACGACCGGAAATCTGCAAACAGTTCATTTGCGACAATGAGCAGAGAGCAAAGCACAATAGGACATTGTTGGGACAGACGAGACAGATTATTGATGTGAGGAGTGAGTTCTTTAATGAGACTTAAAGTTTTAGGTTCTGGTTCATCCGGTAATTGCTACATGCTGGAGAATGACAAGGAAGCTTTGATAATCGAAGCCGGGTTGCCTTTTATGGAAGTCAAGAAAGCACTGGATTTCAATGTGATGAAAATTAAGGCTGTGATTACTACCCATTTCCATATTGACCATAGTCTTTATAGCTTACAATATGTGCAAGCTGGCATTCCTGTTTTTGAACCATGCAGACCGCCGATAAAATATTCTGAAATGCGTTTTAGAAAAGGAAATTTTGACATAAGGGCATTTGAAAACCGTGATAAATCTGGAAGATGGCTACATAACAACGGAGACGGTTCAGAGTGCCCGTGCGTTGGGTTTTACATTACGCATCCAGAGATGGGAAGCCTTGTGTATGCAACAGACACGGAATACGTCAGATGGAGATTTAATGGTGTTAATCACATCATGGTGGAAGCCAACTATGATATGCAGTTCGTTGACAGGGACGAGCCAAACTACGAACACCGCCTACGAGGTCACATGAGCCTTGATACGGCACTTAAATTTATTTCTACTAACGATAACCCGGCATTAAGAAATGTCGTTCTAATTCACTTATCAGATAAAAGCGGAGATCCCGCACTATTCAAACAAAAGACAGAAGAAACAGTTAAATATGGATCAGATGTTTACGTGGCGGAACGTGGATTAGAGGTCGATATGAACCTTTACCCGTTTTAAGGAAGCGAGGAATAAGTGAATGAATAAAGTGATTTTAATGGGAAGATGCACCAAAGACCCGGAAGTAAGATGGTCGCAGGGCGAGAAGTCAACAGCTATCGGTAGAATTACTCTGGCGGTTGACCGGAAATTTAAGCAGGATGGACAGCCAACGGCAGATTTTATCAATTGTCTTGCGTTTGGTAAAAGAGCAGAGTTTCTTGAAAAATATTGCAAAAAGGGAACAAAGCTTGTAATTGAAGGAAGCTGGCAGACCGGAAGTTACACCAACAAAGACGGTAATAAGGTGTACACCAATGAGTGTTTGATCGAAAGCTGTGAATTTGCAGAGAGCAAACAGGCTTCGCAGGACAACGGAAGTTACAAACCGCAGCCTATGACAGATTCGGATGGTTTTATGAATATTCCGGATGGAATTGATGAAGAGTTACCTTTTACTTAAAAATGACTCGGATAAATCAATGGAAGGGAGATATGTATGTTATTGATCGAGGACAAAGGCCAGAAAGAGGGTCAGCACATACTTAAGAATCGCTATTTTGATCGTAATGACATAGAGGTGCTACGAGCACCTCTTCCAGTTGGAGATTATGTTATCGCGGAAGGACCCGTTCTTGACGTTATAAGACGAAAGTCAGCAAGAAAAATGGAAGTTAAGAAGATGGATTTTATTGGAAGCTACAAGGTTGCTGTAGATACTAAGAAGGACATGCAAGAGATTACGGGAAACGTCTGCGGAAAACAGCATCCAAGGTTCCGAGACGAGTGTATTTTGGCGCAGAACAACAATATAGCACTGTATGTTTTGGTTGAGAACATGGATGGAATAAAAACTATTGAAGACGTTTTTCATTGGCACAATCCAAGGCTTGAGAGATACAACAAGATAAAGTACATGCACGGTATTGGAAAGTGGTTGAATGTACCGCTTCCAAAGGCACCGCCAACAAGCGGGGAAGTCCTTGGAAAAGCAATGCTGACAATGCAGATTAAGTACGGCGTGAAATTTGTTTTTTGCAGACCGGAAGATGCAGGATCGCGTGTCATTGAGCTTTTGAAAACAGAAAAGTGATAATTTTTTGGAACTTGAAGGAGATATTATGGCAAGTAAGCGGATGTTTCGCATAGATTTAGTGACGTCAGATGCTTTTCTTGACATGCCGCTCACAGCGCAGGGGTTGTTTTTTCATTTATGCATACGGGCAGATGACGACGGTTTTGTTGACTGCGCCAATAAAACAGTAAGAGAGTGCCAGGCTTCAAAGGAAGACTTGCAAATTCTCATTGACAAACATTATGTTCTTACTTTTCCAGGATCTAATGTTATTGTCATAAAACATTGGAAATTACATAACTGCATTCAAAAAGACCGTTATAAGCCAACCAATTATGCAGAAGAAAAATCAATGCTTTATACGAAAAGAAATGGCGCATACACATTTGATGCTTCAAAAAATTTTTCCGGAGTGAATGCAATAAGAAGCGCAGGAAGCTCGCCGGGGAAAGAAGTGGAAGCGTGCATACCGTCATTGGCGGAAGTGGCTGATTATTGCCGTAAGAGGAAGAATGGTGTTAGCGCAGAATCATTTATTGATTACTACAAATCAATAGGTTGGAAACGTAATGGAGAAATAATAACCGACTGGAAAGCCGCATTAAGGAGTTGGGAGAAGCAGGAGAAAGAGAGTAACCCAAGATCAAAAAACAAATTTAATAACTTTCATCAGAGATCTTATGACTATGATGAATTAGAAAAAACTTTGGCGGAAACAAATGTTATGGAAGGGCGTGATAAGAAATGATGGAGATGGGCGAATGCGAAATTTGCAACAGGTACCGACATGCAAAGCATAAAGGTGAACAGTTGGAGATTCTTGCGGAACTAAACGACGTCCCAAGGCACAAAATTATTGGGATTTTATTGGAAAACGGAGAAAATGTAAAACTTCCAATAAGAACAAGGGGAAGAAAACGCAATACGGATTTTACAGAAAAAGAATACCAGAAAGCATTACTTAATAGGCTCGATGAATTGGATGGTCAAATTTCTGATCGTGAAAATGAATTCAAAGATATATGCACAGTCCTTTTTGGAACTCGATTCGATTGAGATGAAAAGAAAGGAGAACTGATTCATGAGAAATAAAGATGAAGAACTTAGGCGAGAGGGAATGGCATATGCTCTGCGAATTGCAAAGGAGAAGGGAATTGACTCTCTGGAAGAAGAGTGCCGCTTTCGCGGCGCAACAAAATTACCACTTGCGCTACCAAAGAATGCAATAGATGAATGCGTCAGCAAGATTAAATTAAATACCATAGACACGGTAACGATTTTGTCTGCAATGGTTTTGCACGATGAGTTTGACTTTGGTAAAAGCCGCATACAGAGATTTGTTGATCGCTTCAATAAAAAGGCAGAATGCATCATGGATGATTATGCTACATGGGAAGATCAGATACAGATATTGAAAGAAGAGTGTGGGTTGGATTTTAAAATTCGCAGAAATGACACTGATGTGAAAGTGAGATAAAGGTATGAAAGAAAAAACGCGCAACGATAGCGGCGACGCGCTTAAGAGATTCAGAGAGGTGCCGTATCAGCTACGGTGCGGAAAGGAGCAGGGAAATGATTGAATGCATGAGAACAGTAGCGAGAAAGCCAGAGTTTGGACAGTGGATTCCGGTAAGTGAGAGACTTCCGAAGAGCGGAGAATAGATTTTTATCCCGTGGAAAGCGGATTGATAATGGGGAATGGGTGGAAGGATATCTGTCATACCCATTTTGCACGGAAAAGGGCAACGAAAGTTATTATTTCTACGCAAAGGATAGTTTGGATTTCTTCTGTCGTTGTGTTGTAGATGCATCTACCATCTGCCAGTGCACCGCAATACCTGATAAGAACGGTAAGCTGATTTTTGAGAATGATATTCTTTCAGGGCATATCGACAATGAGTTCCCGGAAGACGAGACGAGAGAACGTGTCGTGTGGCACGAAAACGGATGGTGTACGAGTGAGCCGGGCTATGATGATTATGAGGAACTGGATGATTTTGATTCAGAGAATTTTGAAGTTATCGGGAACATGATTGACAATCCGGAACTGTTGGAGGTGTAGTTATGACGGAGAATGAAGCAATTGAAGAATTAAAATATGATTGTAACGAACTTGGAAAAGCGATTCCGTGTGATACATCATGGGGGAAATCTTTTGAAAATGCTTATGCAATGGCAATAAACGCACTGGAAGAGGTACAGAAATACCGGAAAATCGAAAAAGACTTAAAAGAACGTTATCATGCCAACGTAGATATTCCGCTTTTGATGCACCACTTTATCGAAACGGTGTTTGAAGGGGAGAAGCATGAGGGATTTTGCCTTTTAACAAACGAGGATGCTAAGGTGTGGGAAGAATATAAGGCGATCGGCACACCGGAAGAATGCCGGACGGCGGTGGAGAAGCAGACAGCGAAGAAAGTGAAATCAATATCCCAGGTAAAAGACGGAGACAGCTATGTCGGTCTTATAGGGAGATGTCCTTGCTGTGGAGACATATTGGAAGAGGATACCGTATATTGTGATTGCGGTCAGAGATTAGATTGGGGGGGGGATGAAGAATGAACGAAAAATTGAAGCCATGTCCGTTCTGTGGCGGGGAAGCAAAAGTAAAAGTGACAAAGAAAGATTATATAGGATTTACAATTTGGTGCGCATGTAAATGCGGTGCAAGGACAGAGGGATTTTGTCCAGATACAAACAAAGAGGATGACACTATGGAGAATATCGAGGAGTGTAAGAAAAGAGCCATAGAAACATGGAACAGGAGGGCAAACGATGAGATTGATTGATGCGGACGAATTGTATGAGGATTTAGCAAATAATTTGAGTTCCATCATGGGGGATGGATCAGACGGAGAAGCAATAGATACATACGTTACCATAGGTGATATCATACATGATACTTTTAATGCGCAGCCGACCGCCTACGACCCGGACAAGGTTGTGGAGCAGTTGGAAGAAGTTGAAAAAATAATGACATCACCAGTGAACAAAGATTGTTTTGGAGAAGAGTGTAGAGCATCGGACTGCACGGTATGCCTTATTAGTAAAGCAATCGAGATTGTGAAAGGTGGCGGAGTAGATGGTTAATTTTAACGGGTTTGACAAAGGCGTGATCGGGAAACCGCTTCCGGCGGATTCCACACTGAATAACATGAAAAAAGACAGATTGATTGGATTGTTACATATGGCAGAGGAAAATCATAAGGTTTTGGCGAGCGCGTATGCAAATGCTGTTGACGAAAACAAATGCAATAGGTGCCCGCTCATGAGAGCAGCAAAGGAAGTGAGATGCACAGATGTCAATTAAACCGATTTTATTCAACAAACAAATTGGTACCGAAATGGTGAGGGCGATTCTGGACGGGAGAAAAGATGCAACGAGAAGAATTGTAAAAGGCTTTATTCCTAATGATGCAGTATGGGGATATACCGCTTTTACACCTAAAGGGTACATATCGTGTAGAGGTACATTTGCAGATGGGTATGGAGAGAAATTCTTTAAGTTGCCTTGCGAGCCGGGCAATATCCTGTATGTCCGGGAAACATGGAAAAAGGCACCAAATGGGTATTATTACTACGAAGATTGGCAGAAAAATGTCATCGCAGATATTACAAAATGGAAACCATCCATCCACATGCCGAAAGAAGCCGCGCGTATCTGGCTTAAGGTTACGGATGTGAGAGTGGAGCGGTTGCAGGATATAACACCAAAGGGGGCAGAAAGCGAAGGTGTTGGAAACCTTTTCTATGATGATATCGGATACGGTGAAAAAAATTATGGAACAGAAGTAGACACAGAGTACGGGATTGCAAAGGAGCAATTTGCTTGGCTGTGGGAATCAACCATCAAGAAATCCGACCTTGACCGGTATGGTTGGGATGCAAATCCGTGGGTTTGGGTTATCGAATTTGAGCGGTGCGAGAAACCGGAAGGAGTGTGAGGTATGGCTAAAGCAGTATTGATTATGGATATGCCGGAACAGGTATGCCAGAAATGCACATTGTGCTATGAGACAGAGAATGATGAGGAATATCTGTGCTGTGCGACAGGGAAACTTGTACCAGACGGAGCAAAGCCGGATTGGTGTCCGCTCCGGGAACTGCCGGAGAAGATACCGGAACTTAAATCCGGTTATGAAGAAATTAGCAAGAGCATTCACCGAGACGGCTGGAATGCCTGCTTGGATGAGATTTTAGGAGGAAAAGATGACGGTACAACAGTATGAAGAATACAAAGCAAAGATGAACCGACTTGAACCAGTTAAAGTTTTTCTTTTTTGGTGCGGAGAGAGGTATCGTGGAAAAAGTGTATCAAAGCATCACTTTAGAATAAAGACAATCAAACAAAGCTTCTTGTTACATATTCATTCCTATCTTGGTGAGTCATACGATTATGAAATCCCAGAAGATTTACAAGAAAGAATCGTAAAGACCATTGAAGAGTATGTGGACGAGAAAGAAAGTGAACTTGAGCAGATATGAGCAAAAGCAGAGCAAGTAAATTAAACGGCTACCGGAGTGCGGTAAGCCGGCAGAGAAACGATGTGTATAAGTTTAAGACCAGAGGTAAGAAAAAATAGTGTAAAGCGCGATTGAGGATAAGAAACAAATCTGTACCGAAAAAAATTTTTAGGGGCTTCTGACATATTAAAAGTGGATGCAATCAAAACATGTCACTTTTACGGGAGGAAAAAGATATGATGAAAGCCTTAATTATTAGCGTGGTTACAGATTTGGCACGTGAACTTGTATGTGATCTGATTTTAAATTACATATCGAAAAAATTAAAGAAATAGTTTAGGGAAAGGAGCCGAGACTCTGGCCAGAGTGATGCATATGCGGTCTCCTTTTGAAAAATGACATACAAAGAATTTTTAGAATCCAAGATTGAACTTGCAACGGAAAGCGGGTTCGTTGTGGATCCAGAAAAAGTAAATAAGGTATTAAAGCCCCATCAGAGGGATGCGGTGGTGTGGGCGCTGAAAGGCGGCAGGCGTGCATTGTTTGAAAGTTTCGGACTTGGAAAGACCGTGCAGGAGATTGAGTTCTGCCACTTAGCATCAGAACATAGCTGTGGTCGTGCGTTGATCGTATTGCCGCTTGGAGTAAAACAGGAATTTACACATGATGCAGTGGAAGTGCTTGGATACGAAAAGCCGGAATACTGCCGGACAATGGAAGAAGTGGAGCAAAGCACAAGTCAGATCGTGTTGACGAATTATGAGCGTGTTCGTGACGGAGACATCCGGCCAGATTATTTTACAACAACATCACTTGACGAAGCCAGTGTTTTAAGAAGTTTCGGAAGTAAAACTTATCAGACGTTTTTAGATAAATTTAAAAACGTTCCATATAAGCTGGTTGCCACGGCTACACCATCACCAAACAAATACAAGGAGCTGATCCATTACGCCGGATATCTGGAAGTGATGGACACCGGGCAGGCATTGACCAGATTCTTCCAACGCGACAGCACAAAGGCAAATAATCTGACCTTGTACCCAAACATGGAAGATGAGTTTTGGATGTGGGTAAGCAGTTGGGCGCTTTTTATCACAAAACCTTCAGATCTCAATCCAGTATATTCCGATGAGGGATATGATCTGCCGCCACTTGATGTAAGATGGCACGAATTGCCGGTGCATTATGGCGATACAGCGGATAAGGACGGACAGATTCAGTTATTTCAGGAAGCAGCCGAGGGATTGAAAGAAGCGGCGACGGTCAAGAGAGAAAGTATTGATCGCCGTGTGGCAGAAATGAAACGGATAGTGGAAGAATCACCGGAAGATCATTTCCTGTTGTGGCATGATCTAGAGAATGAACGACACGCTATTAAAAAGGCGTTGCCGGATGTGGTGGGCATATATGGATCTATGGATTATGACTTGCGGGAACAGCGGGTAATTGATTTCTCAAATGGACGGACGAAGTTATTTGCCACAAAGAAATCATTATCCGGATCCGGATGCAATTTTCAACGGTATTGCCACCGGGAGATCTTTCTGGGGATTGATTATGAATTTAACGATTTTATTCAGGCGGTGCATCGTTGCTATCGCTTTTTACAGAAAGAACCGGTTGTGATTGACATTATCTACATGGAGAATGAACGGCAGATCAAGGAAGCACTGCTTGAAAAGTGGAAGAATCATAACCATATGGTCACGAAGATGGTTGAGATTGTGAAGAAATATGGACTTAATTCTGCGAATAAAGCGGAGCGGTTAGAAAGGAAGATGGGTGTGGAAGGTAGCAGAGAAGAAAGAACAGTGAGGGGAAAACATTATGAAGCGGTATATGGAGATTGTGTAGAAGAAACACGGGCAATGGAGAGCAACAGCATTGATTTGATACATACGTCAATTCCATTTGGCAATCATTATGAGTACAGTGCAAATTATAACGATTTCGGGCATAACCAGAATACAGATCGGTTCTTTGAACAGATGGATTTCCTTACGCCGGAACTTCTCCGGGTGCTTAAGCCGGGGCGTGTGGCGGCGATCCATGTCAAGGACCGCGTATTATTTGGGAATGCAACCGGAACCGGTATGCCGACAATCGAACCATTTCACGCGCAGTGTATCAGTCATTACATGAAGCATGGCTTCCAGTATTTCGGCATGATTACGGTCGTGACCGATGTGGTCCGTGAGAATAACCAGACATACCGCCTTGGATGGACAGAGCAGTGCAAGGATGGTTCAAAGATGGGCGTAGGGTGTCCTGAATATATTCTGCTTTTCAGGAAGCTGCCAACAGACAGATCTACGGCATATGCAGATGATCCGGTCAAGAAATCTAAAGAAGTGTATACCAGAGCACAATGGCAGATCGATGCACATGGATATTGGAGATCATCAGGAGACCGACTTGTAAGCAAAGAGGAATTAAAGGACTTCCCCGTTGATAACTTGCAACAGGTATATCGGGAGTATAGCCGCGGTAGTGTATACAACTATGAGGAGCACGTTAAGCTTGCAGAAGATCTGGACAAGGACGGCAAGCTTCCGGCAACATTTATGGTCGTTGCTCCGGGATCGTGGAATCAGTTGGAAGTATGGGACGATATCAACCGGATGCGTACCCTTAATACAACGCAGAGCCGCAGGCGCGCACAGATGCATGTATGCCCGTTGCAGCTTGATATCGTAGAGAGGATCATTAACAGATATAGCAATGAGGGTGATACGGTCTATGATCCGTTTGGTGGTCTTATGACAGTTCCAATGACAGCGGTCAAGATGCATCGGAACGGCAAAGGATGCGAACTGAATCAGGATTACTTCCAGGATGGAGTTGGATATCTGCAGGCTGCGGAGAACGAAGTGGATGAGCCGACGTTGTTTGATTTTATGCCGGAGGTAGCAAAATGATTAACGGTGAATTGATAGTAGACAACTTCGCCGGTGGCGGCGGAGCTTCCACGGGGATAGAACTGGCAACCGGATATAGCGTTGATATTGCCATCAACCATGATCCGGAAGCAATCAAGATGCACAAAGCAAATCACCCGAACACAAAGCACTACTGCGAAAACGTATGGGCGGTTGATCCGGTTAAGGCTTGCAAAGGACATCCTGTAGCACTTGCCTGGTTCTCGCCAGACTGCAAGCACTTTTCAAAGGCGAAAGGTGGAAAGCCGAAGGACAAGAATATTCGCGGTCTTGCGTGGGTTGCCTGCCGATGGGCAGGATTGGTACGACCGAGAGTCATCATGCTGGAGAATGTGGAGGAATTTAAAACTTGGGGTCCGCTTGGGCGGCGGCACCATCCGATCAAGAGCAAACAGGGCGAAACATTTCGGAAGTTTGTTCAGCAGCTCACAGATTTAGGCTACGAGGTAGAGTTCCGGGAGTTGGTTGCGGCTGATTATGGAGCACCGACCATGCGCAAACGATTCTTCATGATCGCGCGGTGTGATGGAAAGCCGATAGTCTGGCCAGAGCCGACACACGCACCGGCAGACAGTGACGAGGTCAAGGCTGGACTGCTGAAACCGTATGTGGGAGCATACACGCAGCTTGACTTTTCTCTTCCATGTCCGTCCATTTTTGATACGTCCGAGGAAATCAAAGAGAAATACGGGATCCGGGCGGTACGCCCGCTGGCACCGAAGACGATGGAGAGAATAGCACGAGGACTGAAAAAGTTTGTGCTGGACAACCCGGAACCGTTTATTGTTCCTATTGGGTACGGGGAGAGGAAAGGACAGGCGCCTAGAGTTCACGACATCGAAAAGCCATTGCCGACTATTGTGGGGAGCGGAAAGCATTATCTGTGTGAGCCGACGTTTGCACCTTATATGGGGACAAATACAACGAATCATCCGGGTGGAAACTGCAAAGATCCGATACATACGATCACCACAGGTAATCAACATTGTCTTATCAGCCCTACGCTTATCCAATACCATTCTGAAACGGCGCAGGGAGAAGTTCGGGGACAGACGATTGAAGACCCTATAATGACGGTGGACGGATCGAACAGATATGGACTGGTCACATCATTCATCCAAAAGTATTATGGCGGAAATTATCAGGGAAACGGCTCTGACATTAAAGAGCCATTGCACACCATTACGACACTTGAAAGAAACGCTATGTGTGCAGTAAACCTTATTCAGATGAATAATCATTGTGATGGAAGGGATGTAAAAGAGCCAATTCCGACAATCACAGCAGGAGACGGTCATTTCGGAGAGGTGAGAGCTTTTTTAATCAAATATTATGGACAGGGAACTGGACAGGATATAAAGGCACCGTTGGACACCGTGACGGCGCAGGACAGATTCGGACTGGTAACCATCAATGGCGTAGATTATCAGATAGTGGACATCGGACTGCGGATGTTGGAGCCACGGGAGTTGTATGGATGCCAGGGTTTTCCAGAGGATTACATAATCGACCATGATTATACCGGCAAGACGTATCCGCGGAGCGAACAGGTGCGCCGCTGCGGTAATGCTGTGTGTCCACCGATACCGGCAGCATTACTCAGAGCAAATCTTCCAGAATTGTGCGTAGCGGAACGTATGCCAAACATGAGGATTAAACCAGAGCAGACCGGACAGCTCCGGTTTGCATGAGATCAAACAGCTATAGCTTCGCTGGCAGTAATGCGGCGGGGCGGAAAGAGAGGATAAATAGATGGAGAAATTTTTTACAATTAACAAAGACAGTGATTTTTATAAAGCATATGTACAGTATCAGAAAGATGTAAAAGCGAATGCGCAGGCATTTAAGAAATTTTCGGAGGAACACGGGATTGAGTCGACGCAATATATTCCAGACGATAGAGCGGTAATAATTATTCCAACTGAAAATGATTTGCAGAAATTTCAGGGTATGTTTACAAAAAATAAATTATATTACGAAAACGGTGTTAGACGTTTCAGAGCAAACTGCCAAATTACCAAGGATTGGCTTGAGATTGCAAAGACGGTACCAAAGCCGAAAAAACCGAATTACTTCTGCTACGGAATGAGATTTTGTGGGAAATATAGCACAAGGTGCTTTATGATCGGCGATGTTTTATATGGTTCGGCGGAGAATGTAGAAGTAAAGCTACTCGACTTTATGACAGAAATTAAAGCGAGCGAGTTTTATAAGGCAATCGAGGAAGAAGAGAGCAGAGAAAAGGAGCAGTTATGAAAAAGAAAATTTTAGCAGCAATTTTAACAGCAACACTCTTGATCGCCGGATGCAGTGACATGGCAAACGTCAGCGCAGGGCAGGATAATACGATGGTATTGGTAGAAGGTTGGCGGGATTACGGTATCTATGCGGACAAAGACACAGGCGTCATGTATCTGGTGTATCAGCGGAATGGTACCGGATGTACCGTTATGCTCAATGCAGACGGGACACCGAAGATCTGGCAGGGAGAGGAATAAAATATTGGAGGATATTGGCTTATGAAGTTTTCAAAACTGACTAAGCCAGAGCTTGAAGTAATTATTGAAAACGCCAATTTTACGGAGCAGGAAGAGGAAATATTTTCTCTTCTTGCCCGTGGATTTATACCAAAAGAAATATCAATGAAAATTTGTATTCCGCTAAGAACAGTAGAAAGGCGTATCTTTGATATAAAGCAAAAAGTAAAGAGATTGGAAGGTGATTTAAACGGAAAATCTTTCTAAAAGTGAATTGTTGAATTTTGCCATTGAAAATGGTATTATCGACATAGACACCATTCAGAAAAAAATTGAGATGAACGAAAGGAAGAAATTTATTGAAAAACACAACTACAGCATTTGGGAAGGAAAAGACGGTAAGTTTTACACATATTTGCCCGACGAAGAAAGCCAGAGAGGGAAAAAACTTGTAAAAAGAACATCTGAAAAGGCGATAGAAGACGAGATAGTGAAGTTTTATAAAGCCATGGAAGATGAACCGACAATCAGCCAAGTATATTCTAGCTGGATTTCTGAAAAATTGGAATATGGTGAAATAACAAGGCAGACAAAGGACAAGTACGAAACGAATTTTAAAAGATTTTTTGAAAATAAGTATTTGCCGATTGCAAATAGAAAAATCCGGTATATTGACGAAGAAATATTGGAATCATTCATAAAAACAGCTATTTCAAAGCTGGAACTTACGCAGAAAGCGTACTCCGATATGCGGATATTGATTAACGGAATTTTCAAATATGCAAAGAAAAAACATTATACCAGCTTGAGCATAACCAGTTTCATGGGTGATTTGGAAATTTCGGAGAAGTCATTTAAAAGGAATCATAAGTCTGACAACGAATTAGTTTTTTCTAAGGATGAAGAACTTTTGATTGAACAATTCATAATGGAAGACCAGCCTACATTGATTGAACTTGGAATTATTTTGGCATTTAAAACCGGACTAAGGGTTGGAGAAATATCCACGCTTTCATGGTCAGATATTGCAGAAAATAAGATACATATATCAAAGACAGAAATACGATACCGCGACGAAAATGGAAAATATGTGTTTGATGTTCAGAATTTTCCAAAGAGCGATGCCGGATTTAGAGATGTTATAATTACCGAAGATACCAATGAACTTATGAGAAAAATAAAAATGCTTAACCCTTTTGGGGAATATATTTTTATGAAAAACGGTAAAAGGATAAAAGGACAAGCATTTACAAGACGTTTATATGTGATATGCGATAAGGTGGGAATTGGTGAGCGATCAATTCATAAGGCGAGAAAGACATATGCTACAAAGCTTATAGATGGAAATGTTCCAGAATCTGTAATAAAAACGCAAATGGGTCATACTGATATTAGAACAACGCTTGACCATTATTATTTTAATAATAAAACAGAGAGTGAGATGCAAGAATACATTGCGAAAGCACTATCGATGTAAAAGGTAACACGAGGTAACACCTTTAGGTGTAAAGAAACCTAGTATTTATGCGGGTTTGCGGGGTTTGATACCGAGTTCAAATCTCCCTTCCGCTACTATTTTTTTAAAATTGAAAACCTTGTGAAGCCTTGATTTTACTGGAAGAAAGGAGATTCTGAATGGTGCCTTTTCTGAAAGTAAAAATCAAAGGTAACACCAAAGGTAACACGAACAAACGTACGAACGCTTAAGGCGTTCTTTTTTTATTGCAATTTTGGCGGTGATACGGCGGGAAACAGGCGTTATTTAGACGGTATTCTGGCGGTTTTACCGTCTTTTTTTATGCCACAATATAAGCAAAGGGAGGGATGATAATGTTTTCTGACGATGTTCTTGAGAAAATTTTTGCCAGAAAAGAATTGCAATCATTAGATTTGTCAACGCAGTCATCTATCATTCACGCAATCGAGGATGTTTTGGAGGAGGTTGAAGAAAATGAACATGAACGGAGTTTATCCGACACCGGGATATAGTCAGCAAATTCCTTATCAGGCATCATATGGGTATAATCCATATGGTAATCAGCAAAGAATTGAACAGCCGCAAAATTATTTTCAACCGGCGCAAACACAGCAAATTCAGCAGACACAAATGACGCCTATTGGAATAAATGGGAAAATTGTGCCTTCTGTTGAAAATATTACTGCAAACGATGTGCCGATGGATGGAAGCGTGGCGTTTTTCCCAAAGCAGGATATGTCGGAAATATACGCCAAAAGCTGGAACTCAGATGGTACAATCCGCACAATCGTTTTTAAGCCTGTTTTAAATGATATGACTAACAATTTATCGCATGAGACGGAAAAAATGAAATTTGACCTATCAGACGAGTGCACAGGGGCATTTATGGGAAAGTTTGACGAACTGTTTGGGAAAATTGAACAGTTAGAGGAACGTATTGGTAAAATTCCGGTTCCACAGAAAAAAACTTCTCAAATTAAAAAGGAGAGTGAATCCGAATGAATCTGATGCAAATGATTTTGAACCAAATGATAAATTCTCCGCAGATGCAAAACAATCCAATGGCTAAAAATGCCATGCAGATGTATCAAAGCGGAGATACGGTCGGACTTAAGACAATGGCGGAGAATCTCTGCAAAGAAAGAGGAATTACAGTAGATGAAGCAAAGCAAAAGGTTATGAGTATGTTTAATCATTAGTACATTTTGGGTTGCGCGCACAATAACCGGTTATCCCATTTGTAAATAAATCAGATGGAGGTAAACAAAATGTTTAATGGAAACGCATCTCCTAGTCTTGCTGATATTGCAGCAGTGACAGGAAACGGAAGAAACAATGATGGCATGTGGGGCGGCGATGGCTGGTGGGCTATCATTATCTTCGCTATGATTTTTGGCTGGGGCGGCTTTGGCGGCAATGGCTGGGGAGGAAACGGAGGCATGGGAGCGACAGCATCTGCATACACCGACTCTGCAATTCAGCGTGGATTTGACACGCAGGCTATCATCGGGAAGTTAGATGGTATTGCAAATGGTCTCTGTGATGGATTTTACGCACAGAATACCGCCGTTATGAACGGTTTCCATGGTGTAGACAATGCAATCTGCAACCTTGGATATCAGACGCAGCAGGGATTTAATACCACAAATGTAACACTTATGCAGGCACAGAATGCTTTGCAGTCCCAGCTGGCTAATTGCTGCTGTGAGACCAGAGAAGCTATCCAGGGCGTGAACTACAATATGGCGCAGAACACCTGTGCGCTGCAGAACACCATGAACAGCAACACGAGAGACATTATTGACAGTCAGCAGGCAGGAACAAGGGCAATCCTTGATTACCTGTGCCAGGAAAAGATTTCTTCCTTACAGGCAGAAAATAACGACTTAAGAAGAGCCGCTTCACAGGATCGCCAGTCTGCATTGCTCACTACTGCAATGTCGGCACAGACCCAGCAGATCATCAACGCTGTAAATCCAGCTGCAATCCCGGCATATGTTGTGCCAAATCCTAACGCTTATGCGTATGGTTGTGGATGCAACACAGGATGTAGCTGCTAAAAGTAGTTGCTACACAAAATTGAATAATTGAGTATCTTAATTGAGTTTAACTCGACTATGTCTGCAAAAGCAGTATTACTTATAAGCGCAAAGGGCAGACTGAAATATGTTTGCCCTTTATTTCATGAATAGGAAGGTAGAATACATGGACGAAATTAAAAATAAATTTATCGAAGCAATCAAAAAGATTGATTTTGAAAAGCTTAACATTTCGGAGCTTAAAACTCTTGCGGAAATAACTGGATCAGTAGAAAAAATGGCAAAAAAAGATTATTCTGAGCTATTGATGGAAAAATTTTCTCCAGACCACGGATTTGTTTTTTCGAGCTCCGATACAAAAACAATAGCAGAATTAAAATAAGGAGGTCATATTATGGCAGAATTTACAGGAATTGCATTACAAACAGTTGCACAGGGCGAAGATGTAGCACTTACAGAAACTCCGGTATGCGCAACAAAATGCATTGTTCATAGACAGGGAAGCGGCATTGTTAAATTAAGAGGACTTACAAATCAGTGCCGGGCAAGATTTTTGGTATCTTATTCCGGAAACATTCAAATTCCTACAGGTGGCACAGTTGAAGCTATTTCACTGGCTATTGCAATTGATGGAGAACCGTTGCAGTCAACTCGAATGATTGTTACACCGGCGGCAGTTGAAAACTTCTTTAACGTTTCGGCGCAGGCATATGTGGACGTTCCTCGCGGTTGCTGTGTTACGGTAGCGGTACAGAATACATCTGCGCAGGCAATCGAAGTTCAGAACAGCAATTTAATTGCAGTCCGGGAAGCGTAAGGAGGGCGGCATAGTGGACAAAATAGACGATTTACTTCATTACGTTCAGAAGACAAACCCTGGGATGACAAGAGAGAAATTGATAGATGAATTAAACAAAAGCGATTATACCGCAAAAGCTTTGCTTTTTACTTCGGAAAACTTTCGGAAAAATTTTCAATCCCCCCTACCTTAAGAATTGGACAAGGATTTTTAATTACGGATAAAAGCAAGCCGGGGGAATTGCCCCCGGAACATTGCACCGCCTGCACTTGCTTAAATGATAACACCCAATTTCATGTAATCCATTTTCCGATCACAAAGGGCGCGCCACTTTTCGGGATCCCCTTTGATGTTTTCGGCGGTTCTGGTTTCCGCCCATTCGTTCCGCGCTTTAATGTATGCGCTTTTTGCATCGTCTTTTTTTGTTTGTAAGTTTCCCATAAATTCCATAATTTTAACCATCCTTTCATTGTGCGCCCTGTCTCATCAGTGCAGGTGGGGCGGTTCCTGCAGACCGCCGCGCGGGCGGTTTCGACTTAGTTGTAAAGCATTTCTTGCATAATCTGGCGGCGTTCTATTTCGGATTTCTTCCGGTGCATTTCTTTGTAATCCTTTTCAGCTTTCGCCTGCGCTTCTTTTTTTGTATATCCGCGACCTCTCCAAAGATCATATAATTGTTCTATTGTCCAGTTCTTCATGTTTTCCCTTTCTGCCCTCGTAACCTCCGGGGTGGGCTGTTTTTGACTAATTGCAACACAACGGTGCATAGCACTCTTTAAGATCTTCCAATACCTTAGATGCTCCGCCCTCTTCCTCAATCTCCTCATCGGATAACGTCACGTCCTCAATGACTTTTTGCTCAATCGTTGCGAATCCGTCATCATCGATAACGTTATACATTGCTCTAACAATGTACCTTACTTTGCAAGCAAATCCATTCACTTCAACATCTAAAACATTTTTTATAAATTCTTTCCGCATGTATTCCCTTTCTGGTCTGCCATCGTCAGAGCCGCGGCGACCGGTCCGCAGCTGACGCTCCGATCTGGAGCGTTTCGGCTATGCTCTACAGATTTCATAAACATTTCCTTTGATGTGTTCAAAGCCAACTTTATCAAAAATCCCGACCCCGTAAAAATCAGCGGTAAGTTCTCCGAAGTGGTTGTATTCCCAGTTGATCCCGTTTCTCTTAAATTCCTGTATTGCGTTGCTGTTTTTGCTTCCGGATATCCAAATAATAAATAACCCTGTTCTTTTCATGCTGCTTCCCTCGCTTTCGTTTGTTTCCTTGTTGATACTATAATATCACTTTATACAGTGACAGTCAACATGTTTTATCACTTTTTATGGTAATATTTTGTTGACTTTGAAAACTATATATTATATAGTAAATTTATAAAACACATCAGAAAGGAATGATATAAGGTGCTTAAATATAAATTTAATGTGGGGGATGCGTTAGAACGTGCTGGGTTTAATATGTACAAAGCAAAAACAACCGGACTTTTAAGCCAAGAAACACTTAAAAAGATAAAAAACGAGGATACAAATATAAGTGCTAAATCATTGAATAGCCTGTGCTTAATCCTTGATATGCAGCCAAAAGACATATTTATATATGAGGAGACAGCGGAAGACCTGGGACAGAAAAATAAAATTTAAAAACTTTTAAAATATCACTTGCAAAAGTGATAAACATATGATATTATAATATTGTCGAAAGGCAATAAGGCGAAAGCCAGAAAGGGGAATCATGGACGAAGATATGAGCGTATTTAAAAGTTACTTAAGAAGACTTTTACAGGATCTGAAAGACCTTAAGGAAGTATTGAAGGCTAAGGATTATGAGAAAGCCGAAAAAATGGTTGATCGTCTCATAGACGACACCCAAAAGGGCATCGAGGACAACTAAGCAACAAGCAACAAAGGGCGGCGCAAAAGCCGCCCAGTAACAAATAAACAAGATAAAAAAAGGAGAATGAATTATGAAAAATACATGTGTAAACGAGTACGGAAAAGAAATCAATTATGCAGTAGCTGAGAACTTAATGGATGACGATTTGCGCGAGGAGATTCACCGAGAGTTGGCGCCGTGCTCGGAGCAGGAGTTTTTTGATGAGTACGCGAAGCGGCACGAAGAGAAGTTCGGCGAGGTTTGGGAGTTAGCAAAAGAAAACCCGCAGTATTAAAACATAATGCAATTATTAACAGGCAGGCGTTAGGTCTGCCTGTATTTGCTTGCAAAGGAGATTTTTATGATTAAAAAATGCGTGATATGCGGCAAAGAATTTAAGTGCTCCCCAAGCGACAAAAAGGTTACGTGCTCTTCGGATTGTAGATCAATAAGGGCAAGCCGGACTCACAAAGGCAAGCGGAACAAGTGGAGCGAGGCGTCAAAAGAAAAGTTAAGGGGGAAAGGGCAGACTAATAACCTACAAAAAGGCACGCCGGCAGCAAAAAAAAGCCCTAAGAGCGGACGGTACGAAACAAATGTAAATGCTAAAAGCTGGCACCTTATATCCCCAGACGGCAAACATTATTGTTTTAGATCATTAAATTTTTGGCTGCGGGAAAACTGCGAGGAGCTATTTGATTGTGCCCCGGATAGCGCGCAATTTAGGAGCATAACATTAGGATTAAGCAGGGTTAAACGGTGCGTCATGGGGAAACTTCCGCCGGATCAGCGACCAGGGTACACATACAAGGGTTGGACGGTTGTCCCGACAGGAGACGACATCACAGATTTAGCGACAGACAGACAAAATAAAAGTTAATAATCTAATAATAAAGGGAGATATTTTTTATCTCCCTTTTTGATCTATTTTAACGTTTATGCTTTAAAGTGGTAAATTTTGTATACAGAATGGATACGGAATGGAAACGTAGATAAGATTAGTATATTTTCTCCAATACATTATTTTTTTTTAATCAAGGAGTAAATAATATATAATATATATATATATCAACAGTACAAAAATCATAAACTATATACTTTAACACGCGCGGATATAATCTATATATGCGATATATCTATCAAATTAAATTCACACTTGACAAGGATAATCATAAATGATATTGTTATCGTAAATTAAAAAGCATCCGGGCAACAGAGAGCGCACAGGACCCGGAGAACGGGAACGGAAGTCATGCAGCCGGTACAGTTAAGATCTTGATGATCTCGATTGTATCGGTTTATTTTTATGGTTCAGAAAGGAGGTATATATGTCAGATGCACAGAGAGTAGATATAGACGAGATATACAAAGATGACATTGATAAATATATCCACCTCTGGATGGATGCCAGAAGTATAACGGATATGTGCAAGGTATCACAGAATAGGTGGTATAACTGTTGTCAGTATGTATATGACAATGTTTTTAAGATCAACCCTGTATACCTTAAAGATGACAACCATATTAGCAATCAATATGATATTGACAAGGTCAATAAAGTCTTAGATATATATATAAGGCTTTGCAATGATTACGAGAAAGTAATAAATATAGTTGGGTTTACTTTCTTTACCGGCATACATAGAGATACACTTAACGGTTGGGTAAATGGCGAAAGGCTAGGCTCCACGGCTTCCGACATTTGCAAAAAGATTGACCAAATGAGGGAGGAAAGCCTTGTAGGTTTGCAGATCTCCGGGAAAAACAATCCCATGTGCTACATGCCGTCACTCAACAAGTACTGCGGATTTAATATGCCGGGTGTAAGAGACCAGGGAGCCAGATCCAGAGCTTTGACAGCTTCGGAGCTCCCCAAACTGGGAGGCTTGAATTGTGCGAGATTGCCGGACAACTTTGACAATTCAAGCCCGGATAATGGTGAAATCGTGATAGACAATTCAAACAATTCAAACCCCAGTATTTAAGCGCCTTACGCCGCATGCTTTCGTTTAAACAGTTTAAGAAACTTAGGTTTAACGAATAGTTAGAACGTAAACAGAGAATTGCACGAACAATTAGAATAATTTAAAGCAAAGGCAAACGACGGAAGAAGCAGCCAGCAGGCGGGGGAGGGGGTTACAAAAGCCCAGAAGGAGCCGCCCACTAAGTCCCTCAAATATCCCCAAAAACAAAAAGACCTGTCTATCATGGAGGGACTATATGAGACCACTTAAAATCACGGCACCAATAGAATCGGATTCTGAAATAGTTTCCAGAATATGGTCAATAGGAAAATAGAATGCTTGACCGAAGGACATTCGGAAGTTGTAGACATAAAGTGCTGGGTATACAGAATCGGATATAGCACATGGTATAGTGCGATAATACTTTATCGATAATCACATCAAAGACAATCAAATCAAATTCACATCAGATAAATTTCAAAAATTACACTCGATAATATAATTCAAAAAGATTCCAAAAGGAAGCAAATAAAATGTTAGAAATGTGTTTTAATTGCGATTATTGTGAAGAGCAGAATGGAGATTACTTTTGCACAAACAGTGAGAGCGAATATTTCGGAGATTATGTAGAAAAAGAGTTTTCTTGTCCGGATTGGGATGGATCGGAGGAAGATGAATGAGGGTTGTGTCACAGAAAAAAGATGCTTCATATGATTTTGACCGGACCGAATTTAGAACAAGCTATGAATGCATAAGCGCTACTTTTGATGGAAGAACTTTTGTCATTGGGAAATATGCTACACCAGAACGAGCAGCAGAAGTATTTATGGACATGCATAAAGCATATGCGCCTGTACAGGTAGTTTGCACAAATATGGACGAGAAACAAGTTTCTGCATTAGTTGCAGCATCACAAAATACACCGATTAGATGCGTCAAGATGGATGATCCAAGGATGGCAATAACAGTATTTGATAACCTTGTTTACTATATGCCGGAGAAATAGATTGCTTACATTGCTCGTTTGCCAAATGGTAAGGCGCTGGGTTTTGATCCCAGCATTTATTGGTTCGAGTCCGGTACGGACAGTTTTGAAAATGGAGGTAAATCATGTTGATTTTAAAAACAGTCATAACAACATTTGATGCCCTTGCGATTTTGACGTTTTTCTTGCTTGGAAGAGATAGCAGCAACGAAAAGGACGCTGTGGCAGTCTGGGGATCACTTATTGCATTGTTTCTTGTCAATATATTTGCAATGTGGAGATGATGATATGGTTTTGTATGACCCGATATTTGGTATTTGCTTCCTGCCGGAGATTTTAACTACGGTCGGAAGAATACATATAAGCAGAAAAAAACATACGGGAGAAACCGACGTTCTGGATCTTGACAGTGACGCCGAGCACCAGTCTGAGAAGTCGGAGCATCCAGTATAGCTTAAGTCCACTGGCATTCGGTTTTTGCAAGAAAAAACTCGGCGTAAGCAATTATTCGGTGTTAGTGGACGTCGGCAAAATAGAAAGATCAAAAATACTATCATAAACGGCGCGCTATGCGCGCCGTGACGGAACGTAGTTCAGAGGAAAGAACAATCTTTTCATTCTTCCATGCTCTAGTGAATTGATAGCCGCAGGTTCAAGTCCTGCCGTTCCGATTGAGAGATAGGTTTAAAGCTTATCTCGGAATACGAAAAGTTCGTATTTCTCCTTTCGCTACTAGGAAGTTTCTGTTAAGGACGGTGCGAGACCGTCCGGTGGTGTTTACCGCAAATGGCGGTAAGAATGTAAGTCGACACACGAACAGTCATGTGTTGCAGTTCCAAGTCATGGTTCGGGCATCTATCCCACGGTGCCTGAACTGTCAAAAAGTGAGTTTCTGGTGAAAGGCTGTAAACCAGATAGTGCAACGCATGGCACGAAAAATATGATTGCTAACCGTCGTATGGCGGTTTTCGTGGATGGCAAGAAAGGTATTTGCCGGAGTAAGACGCTTCGTGAAACTGATAGTCGAAAGGTTTCAAGTGCAAGGTTCAAGTCCTTGCTCCACGATGGTGCCGAGCTGATTGATACTTTGATTGAGGTATAAATATGGTTTTAAATTGTGCAAATTGTGGCGCACCAATTGAAAGTGACAAGAAAGCGTGCCCTTATTGCAAAACTCCATATGGTTTCCGTACGAAGATAGAAATGGAACCATATATTGATTCAAACGGAAGGATTTGCAGACATGAACCGGAAATGATAGAAGTAACAACTTTGGAAGATTGTGAACCTAGGTTTATGAGGAAGTAATTGAAATGTGTAAATTTTGCAAGAATTACGATAATAACAGAATATTCGGCGCTAATATTCCCATTCAGAAGTGTGCAAATGAAACGAATTTGACAAATGCACAAATTATGATGAATACAGGGGACAAAGTCCCAGGGATTGTGATTTATTCAAACTACTGTATGGCGAAAGGATACTTTGATATTGCATTTTGCCCTATCTGCGGCAGAAAGTTGGTGGAAGAATGAGTAATATACATAAATTCAAAGTAGAACCAATAGAAGGACACCAGGCATGTGCTAAAGTTACAGTTGATGGCGAACAGTGCTTATGCAGTTTGTATAAAATAGAACATTATGCTGGAAGCCTTCCAATGGTCAATATAAACCTTATTGCCGATGTGCAATATGAGCAAGATGTAGAAATTAACATTGTAAACTTGCATGAAATAGCTTCGCTGATGGACAAGAAAACATTCAAGGAATTTTGCAGAGTTTGGGAGGATATTCACGATGAAGCATAGCAAAGAATGGCACACTTGCGACAGGTGTGGTGCAGAAATTAAAAAAGAAATATTGTGCGGAAATTCGATTACAAAAAATGGTATTTTAAATGTCACATACGACTTGTGCTATAAATGCATGGAAGATTTTGAAAGGTTTATGAAAAATGATTGTAAATATCAATAACAGCACATACGAGATGAACAGCAAACAGTACAAAGAAGTTCTTGATACGGCGAGCAAAGCGGTTGCCAGCGGTATATACGCCGTTGAGAAGAACAAGGTAGCAATCATGCTTCGAGAGGAATATAAAAGCAAGGAAGAGCTGAAACAGGCAGTTGGTAATTATACGGCGAAAGGGTTCAAGGTGCATTGGAAATGAAGAAAACACGTTCAAAAATCATAATCAAAACTAGAAAAGGCGGTTACACAAAGATTTATGCTAACGGAAAATGGCAAAAGGGAGTGTATAATATTGATTTCCATGCTGACTGCACGCCATTGAGATACCCATACATAAAAATTTCTTGTGAATTTGATAAGTATAAGACTGATAAAAACGGTTCGGTTATTTACGACCCGGAAAAAGAAGAAATTGCAAAAGAACACGTAGTTGCAAGAATTTAGGGAGATATTGTGAAAATATCAGAAATCTCTATTATAACTGCTTTGTAGAAAGTATTGAGGATATTGATTAGATGATATTACCGGCTAACAAATGGAGTTAGTCGCTAACCAACAAAAATTATTGGCAGAGGTCTTAAGGCACTTCTGCTTTTGCGGAGGTGCTTTTCTTTTGGCAAGTTCAAGCCTAATTTCCACAGTAAATGGATATGAAAATTACATACAGGTGCATGGCGTTGATGAACAGGTAATAGATGCCATGGAAGAAGCGGCAAGGGTAGCCATTCTGACGGAAAAGGATGTTGAGTATGGATTAAAGGTTTCTGCCAGAGCGAAAGAACTGACGGAGCAGTTTATCTTTCAATCCACTGGCGGTACACCGTGGGATTTAGAGAAATATTCATTCCAAAACAAGGTATCTTATGAAATTCTGGACAAATACTACGGAATTTTGCTTTTAGAAGCGCAAAACAAAGTTGTGGATAGTGCTTTCCAGTATTTGGAGAAGAAGAGAGAGCCTAAAGAGCGGTTTTACATGCCAAGAAGAAAGCAATTCTTAAAAATCGGACTCATAGATGCGCTGCAAGGCATGATTGATGATAGATATGACATCCTGTGCGTATCACTTGTCCCAGGTGCTGGTAAAACAACGGTTGAAAAAATGTTTCACGCACTTGTTGCCGGATGGTTCCCTAGAGATTTCAGTCTTTTTTATTCGCATAGCGGAGATATTACCAGAATGTACTATGACGGTGTGTACGATATCGTTACAAATACGGAAGAATATACATGGAATGAAATTTTTCCGGATCTTTCCGTGACGAGCACAAATGCAAAGATGGAGCAGTTTAATGTCGGGAAGTACAAATCGTTTCCATCCGTACAATGTACGTCTGTTGGTAGTAAGAATGCCGGTAAAGTAAGGGCATCTAAGTTCTTACTGGTTGACGATATGATAGGCGGAATTGAAGAAGCAATGAACCCCATTATCCTTGATAAATTGTGGGATAAATATGCCGTAGATGCCCGCCAGAGAAAGATACAGGACACGGACGGTAAGAACTGCAAGGAAATACATATTGCCACAAGATGGAGCGTACACGACGTTATAGGGCGCATACAAAATATGTACGAGGGTAATCCGAGAGTAAAGGTTATTGCGGTGCCGGATGTAGACCCAGTTACCGGAGAAAGTAACTTTGAATATGAGTTCTCCGGTTTTACAAAAGAGTTTTTTGAAGACCAACAATTATTGATGGACGACATATCATATCGCTGTCTCTACAAACAGGAGCCGATTGAGCGAGAGGGATTGCTGTTTCCGGAAGATAAAATACGACGGTATCTTAATTTGCCACATGGAGAGCCAGAGATTGTAACCGGTCAGTGCGATACAAAGGGAAAAGGAACGGATTACTTTGTTTTGCCGGTATTGCAAAAATATGGAGAAGACTATTACTGCGTTGATTGTGTTTGCGATAACACGGCAGATTATGAGATGCAGTATGAAAATGCAGCAAATGTTTTGACAAACAACAAAGTGCAGGAATGTGAATTTGAGAGAAACGCCGGCGGAGACCGTGTCGCAATGGAAGTAAACAAGCGTGTCGAAAAAAAAGGATGGATATGTAACATTACTGACACACCGACGGAGACAAACAAGGAAGCAAGGATTTTCCAGTGCTCTAACTGGATATTACAGCACGTTATATTTAAAGACCAATCATTATATAAGCAAAATGAGCCATATGGAGTAATGATGTCTCTTCTCAAGAGATATTCAGTGTCCGGTAAAAAGCAGTTGGATGATGTGCCGGATGTATTTTCAAACTTTGCGCTTAGAGTGACAAATGGAAATAACGTAGCCAAAGTAGAAGCGGCAGTAAATCCGTTTAGGAGGTATTGATATGGTAAACAAAGATATTTTAAATCAATACTTAGATTTAAGAGAAGAAGTAAAAGAAGTAAGGAATAAAATTGAAAAGCTTGAAAAATACATAGAAAAAATTGAGCAGGAAGGAACGGTTATTGATAGCGTTTCTGGCGGAAATGGTGGAAACCAACATTTTAAAATAGAAGGAATACCATTGCCAGAATATAGGCACAAAAAAACCTTGTTATATTCCAGAAAAACCACCCTCGAAATTTTGGAAAACGAACTTCTTGAAAAAACAAATGAAGTAGAAGAGTTTATTGCAAATATAAAAGATAGCAGAATTAGAAGAATAATTAACCTTAGATTTTTAGAAAATCAATCTTGGAATAAGGTTGCCGACCAAATAGGAGGCAATAACACAGAAGACAGCGTTAGAAAAGCGTTCGATAGATTTATGAAAGAGTAAAGTTGTCCGATATGTCCGTTTTTTTTCTGATATAGTTATAATCGAAGAAAGCAACAAAAGTTGAATACTTCACCTCCCCCAATTTATAAAAGCATCGTAGAGAAATCTCCGGTGCTTTTTCTTTTGCAAAGAAAAGAGGATTTTATGGGATATACACCAAAAAAAATATATTGCCCGCGGTGTGGAAGAAAAGTTGCCACGCACGATGGGCGTTCAACAATGAACATTTCTGTGGAATGTAGGAAATGTCACAAAAAAGTGGTATTTTATCCGGAGAATGAGAAGACGGAATTAAAATCTCTTCCAATCCGGTCAACATCCAGTGGGATGACGTTTATTTAGGAGAAAAAAATGAGAAATGACAAATCTCTCCAAGACCTTGTTAAAGGCTGTTATGGTAGAAAAATTTTATATACAGATGTTGAAACCATCACAGAAGATAATATTGTCAATGTGGTGGGAGACTGCATCGGAAATTTTTATTACAACAAAACCATCATAGAATATCTTTGGCGATATTACAAAGGTGACCAGCCTGTTTTATACCGTGTAAAGGTGCAAAATGCTGATATTACAAACAAAATAGTAGAAAATCATGCGTATGAGATTGTTCAGTTCAAAGTAGGACAGACATATGGCGAGCCAATACAGTTTATCAGTCGAAAAGATGATGATGAAATTAATCGGGCAGTGGATGCGCTGAATGACTATCTTGTGGATGCGAATAAACAGGAAAAAGACATTAAAGCAGGAGAGTGGCAGTCAGCAACTGGAACATCTTTTAAGGCTGTGAGATTTTCAAATGGAGAAATACCATTTCAGATTGTTGCCCCTACTCCGATGAATACTTGTGTTATTTATAATCGGAGTACGGAAGAACCGGTGATTGCCGTACAGGAGCTTAAGGACGAAGATGGAAGATGGTACAAACTGTGCTATACAGACAATTATTCATGCAAAATTCAAAATGGAGTAGTTTCTGAATGGAAATTGCACGCATTTGGAAGTATACCTATTGTTGAGTTTCCAAATAATCATGAGAGAATTTCTGATATTGAGCTTGTCATAGGTATTTTGGATGCCATAAACAATATGCAGTCAAACAGAATGGATGGAATTGAGCAGTTTGTTCAGTACTGGGTTAAGTTTGTGAACTGTGAAATCGACCCAAAAACGTTTGAAGAGATGAAAATGAGCCATGCTTTGACGGTAAAGTCCAATAACAAGGATAACAAAGCCGATGTTGAGATTATGACGCAGGAACTAAATCAGAGCCAGTGTCAGGTGGCAAAAGATGATTTGTGGGACAATGCCTTGGCAATATTAGCAATACCAAACAGAGAGTCCCAAAACTCTGGAGGAGATACACAAGGAGCAGTATCATTAAGGGCTGGATGGGATTTTTCAAAGACAAGAGCAAAATTAAAAGACCCAATTGTGAAATCGGCAGAAAAGAGACTTGCAAAAGTTGTCTTAAATGTAATACGTGTTAAGGACAATGATTTGAAATTGTCAATGAGGGATTTTGATGTGCAAATCAATCATAGCCCTCAAGACAATATGTATACAAAGTCGCAAACACTATATCAGCTTTTAGAGTGCGGCATACATCCTCTTATTGCCATTAAAACGGTGGGGCTTTGGGGAGATGCTGAAAAGACATTTCTTTTGTCTAAGCCATATATAGATGTGTTGTGGAAAACAGTTGATGATGCAGAAGAGCAGGAACAAAAAGCACAGGAAATTGTAAATCAATTAAATAAACAGCAAAATAAGACAGCTACCGAGTAATCGGCGGCTGTTTTTATTTTATAAAAATTCGCAAAGTTGTGAGCGTAAAAAACAACAGTGTCATTCGGTGTCGTTGCACCGCAAAAATTCGTAAAGACATATCTGAGGTAATCAATGAAAAGAGAAGAGTTAATTGCAATGGGTATCAGTGAGGAAAATGTTGAAAAAATCATTGCTGATTACGGCAGTGCCGTACAGAGAGAACAGGCAAAAGCAGCAGAGCTTAAGGCAAAGGCAGACAGCGCAGATGAGTTGCAGAAAAAGCTGGATGAAATGGAAGCAGGAAACCTCACGGAACTTGAAAAAGCAAACAAGGCGTTAGAGACAGCAAATCAGCAGATTGCAGATATGCAGAAAAAAAACGCCATCAGAGACCAGCGCGAAGCATTGATGGAAAAGTTGAAAATCAATGCAGAGCAGGCAAAATCGGTAGTCAAAGATGATGGAAGCCTTGATTATGACGCTCTTGGAAAGATTATATCCGAAAAGGAAACCGCAGCAGCGCAGGCAAAGGAACAGGAGATTGCGAATAATTCTGAAAATCCGGGCGGCGGTACTGCAGGTGGAGAGAATAAAAAAACGGCAGATGTTGAAAATGCCGAAAGTATCAGCTTTGGCGAACCGGCAAAAAATGCAGAAGCCAAAGACCATTATGTTTTATAGGAGGTAAATTATGGGAAAACCGATTGAAAGAGACTTTACACAGAGTAAAGGAATTTTAAAATTCTTTCCTTATGAGGGTGCGGCGTGCATCGTTCCGCAGACAATGGTAACAAGTGCAGATGAGAACGGAAAGAAAATTGCAAAGGCAGGAACACCATTTCCTAGCAATGATGCATCTTGCAAAGGATATCTTCTGGAAGATGTTGACGTAACAATGGGAGATGCGCCGGGAACTTATGTATATCAGGGTTCTATTGACAGCGCAAAGGTAACAGCGAACGGAGTGACCGTGGAAGAAACTGCAAAAGCAGCAACACCGCGTGTCACTTTTTTTGATTAAGAAATGGAGGTATTAGAGAATGGCATTACCATTAGCAGAAGCATTTACCGCAAGAAGCCTTGGGGTTATGTGGAATAATTATGAAAAAACGCTTGGTTCTGCGCCTTACTTAGGCAGACAGAAATTTGGAACCAGAAAACAGGACAGCCTTGAGCTTAGATTTATCAAAGGGAAAAACGGTCTTCCAGTATCCTTAAAGGCATCCAATTTTGATGCGCAGGCAGAGCTAAGAGACGTCGGTGGATTTTCTGACATTCAGAACGAGATGCCTTTCTACCGTGAATCTTACATGGTAACAGAGCGTGAAGAGCAGGAGTATGCAAATTACCAGTCGGCAGAAAATTCCAACATGGCAAACCAGGTGCTTAGAGAAATCAGCAAAAAACCGATGATGCTTATTGAGGGGGCAAGAGTAGTGCCGGAACGCCAGATTTGGCAGTTATTAGCACCATCTGATGGTATTCCAAGAGTACAGGTAACAATTGGCGGAAAGAGCTACTACGTGGATTATACTTCGGACAATGGAGCGGCGCACAAGAGAGACCATTACAAGGATATTTCCGGAAGCGATACCGATAAATGGTCTGCACCAGAAACAGCAACGCCACTTGACGACCTTATCGAGATTAAACGTGAGTTTGCAAAGAAAACCGGATATTCCCTTGCACGTTTTAGCATGAATACAGAAACATGGGAAATGGTCCTTAAGGCGGAGGACACAAAGAAACAGGTGCTTGGAATTACTGCTTACAATGGCGGTATTCGCTTACAGCAGGGGCAGGTTACAGAGTATCTTAGAGGATACGGCATCGAGATTGAAGTTTACGATAAACTTTACATAGACCCTGCAGACGGTGCTACAAAATATTTTATTCCTACAGGAGTTATTTCAGCGCAGGCATCCGGCGTGTACCTTGGAGATTATGTCTTTGGAAAGACACCGGAAGAGAGAAGCGGAAGTTTAACAGACGGAAACCTTTCTATTGTAGAAACCGGTATTTCGGTATATACATACGCAACAAATCATCCGATCAACACTCATTGCGTTGTGTCAATGATCGGATTACCTACTTTTGAGGGTATGGACAGCGTTGTTGTCATGAAAGTTGCGTAGGAGGTGCGGTATGGTTGCTGAATACACGGTAAAGCGAAATGGAAAGTGGTACAAAGCAGGAGATGAAATCCCGAACATTGCTCCGGGAGAGAAATCTTCCAGCGGGTACACCAAGACAGAGATTAACAGAATGAGCACTGCTGATTTACAGTCACTTGCCGCTGAACATGGGATCGAGGGTGCAGAAGAAATCAGTGGAGCGGAACTGAAACGCATTTTGATCGAGCAGTTCGGATTATAGGTAGGGAAGAATGGACGAATATACAACATTAGAGCAGGTCAAAATCAGACTGAAACAATTTCATATCGAAACAGTCACGGATGAAGATGGTGTTACTTCTGATGTTGTCGTGTTCGACCAAAAAGAAGATAACCCTTACATCGAACAGATCATCAAGCAGGCAAGAAATGAAGTGGTAAGCAAGCGGAATTACCCGGGAAGTTACACGGATGAAAAAATATCCGAAGACTTGAAACAGTTTGATGATGTAATCGTCAATTTAGCCGTGTACGACCATTCACAGGCAGGAGAAGCCTATATGGCAAGTTATTCAGAAAACGGCGTGAGCCGTAGCTGGAAAGACAGGGAAAGCCTGTTTGTCGGGGTATTTCCGTTTGTAAAAGCATTATAACCGTATGGGATTCCATCTGGTTAGAAGATTGTGCGTTACGTTTTGCCGACGTCGGCAAAACGTAGCAGGCGGCACACATTGAGCGGTGGTGGGCGGTGTGCCATAAAAATGAAAGGCGGTATATGATTTGACGATTGAAATATCAACAGCAATCATTATAAGCGTGCTGTCGCTTGGTTTTTCCGTCTTTATGGGCTTGAAGAGCAACAAAAGGACAGACAACACGGATCTTGAAGAGCGCGTGCGAGAAAACACGTGCATTAACATGAAGTTGGATGCCATTTCAAACAACACGACCGAGATCAAAAATGAAGTTTCCGAGATGCGAAAAGAAATCAATTCTCATGACAACAGGATCATAAAGGTGGAGGAAAGTGTGAAATCGGCTCATCACAGAATTGACGGAATAGAAACACGTCTTAATGATGAAAAGGAGGTTTAATCATGGATATTATACAGGCGGTAATTGCTAACATGACAATTATTCTGGCGATTATTGGTGCGCTGGCATTTGTTGTGTCTGTGGTAACACAGGTAATCAAAGGTGTAGGCGTATTTTCTAAGGTTCCGACGGACATCTTGGTATTTGTCCTTTCCATCGGTATCACGGTCGCTGCGTTTGTGGCATACATGCAGTACATACAGACATCAATTTTATGGTATATGATCTTGGCGGCTATTATTGCAGGATTTATTGTTGCGTTTGTCGCGATGTATGGATGGGAAAAACTTTCTGAGCTGTGGAAACGGTTCGGCAAGGATGTGAAGTGAAATGCTTGAGATCAATAAGCAAAAAATGAGCTATTCGCTACAGAGCGGAAAGGTTCCGGTGTATGTGACGGACGAGGATGGAAACATCGAATATTCTTCATATACTGATTCAGATGGAAATGTAATTTATTACCTCGATGAAGATGGAAACAAAATACCGAAAACAACCGGAGAGTATACCACAGGTTATGAGAAGCCTGTGGTTTTTTATTCTTCAATCAGCAATAAGTTGAGTGAAGCACTTATAAAAGAGTTTGGCGTTGACAATTCCACAAACTTTGTTCAGATTGTCGAGGACAAAGGGAAACTTCCATTGAGCGTCGGCTCTTTGGTATGGAAACGGTCAGATGTAAGGTACAAAGATGAAGAGAATACAATCGTTGACGAAAATTCGGCTGATTACATCGTAAAAGGTGTTGCAGACGAGGGATTGACGGTTGATTTGTTCTTATTGCAAAAAAATGTGAAGTAGGTGCGGCATGGGGAAGAAAGTAATCACAATGAGCCTGTCTGAAAAGTCTATTCAGAACGCCATACGAGAGCTTAGAGCCTATCAAAACAGCTTGACATATAAGTGTCAGCTATTGGCAGAAAAACTCGCGGAAAAGGGCGTAGAGATTGCAAGAGTGCAAATTGCTGACCTTGATGCAATATTCACATCGGAATTGATTTCAAGTGTTCACGCGGAATATGAAGGAAGCACTAAGGGAGGCGGGATATGGGCGGTAATAGCCGGTACAGACCATGCCGCATTTGTTGAGTTTGGAACCGGAATTGTGGGACAGCAAAGTCCTTATCATGGGAAACTGCCAGAGGGTGTTTCGTGGCAGTGCGCAAGTGGAAAAACTATCCATCAGATTTCAGATGGAAGATATGGATGGTTTTATCAGGACGACAATGGCGATTGGTGGTTTACAGAGGGAATGCCAAGCCGACCATTTATGTATCTGACCGCAAATGAGTTGCGTCAGATTGTCACACAGACAGCGAAGGAGGTGTTTGGATAATGAAGTACAGGAAAAAACCGGTAGTAATTGAAGCATTTCAGTACGACGGTGATTTAAAGGATAAAGACGGTAATTGGTACGTGCCGAAATGGGCGTCAGAAGCATTTGAAAAAGGCGTTTTGTTTTACCAAAATCCGATTTCAAAAGACGCGCCGCCATGCGAACTTTACATTAAGACGCTTGAAGGAAACCATCATGTTACTGTTGGAGATTATATTATCTGCGGTGTAAGTGGAGAATTATATCCATGCAAGCCGGATATTTTCAAGAAAACATATGAGGTGGTTAAATAATGGCAGGCAACCAGTGGGTATTTGACCTTGAAACAAACATTTTTTCCAATGTTGTAACGATAACCAAACCAAAACTCCAGAAGAAATACAAAAGCATGAATTTTGACACTGCATTTACAACGGTTGAAAAGAACCTTGATAAAGACCCTGTTTTCCCGACCATTTACATTCACGAGATGCCGGGGCTTGAACGTGGGTCAGATTTAGAGGGCACATCCGTAAATGCGGTGCAGGAAACAATACAGGTTGACGTCATTACAAACACAAAGCAGAGCGATGCAAAAGGGATTATGGCTATTTTAGCCGATGCCTTTAAGCAGATGCGATTTCAAATTACAGCAATGCCGGAGTTTAAAAACGACAGCGAAAAAAATTTTAGAAGCGTTGCAAGGTTCCGGAGGATAATCGGAGCCAACGACAGATTGATGTAAAAGAGCCGAAAGGCTCTATTTTTTATGCACCGGGCGCAAAGAGATGCGTCTGATAACCGCATTATTTGGCGGTAGAAAGAGAGGTAAAAATGGCAGCAGCAGGATTGTCTACGTTAGGCATTACGTTTGGCTATGGAACAGAAACAACAGCTGGGACAAAGCCTACATCATTTAAACAGCTTACAAGAATTAACGCAATCGGCGGTATTAACATTGAGCCGGAACAGATCGACGCATCCGCTTTAGAGGATCCAATTACCAGATATGTAAAGGGGCGCGCAGATACAGGTGGATCTTTCCCTATCACGGTAAACCTTACGGATGCCACAAAGGAAGAGTGGGAAACGCTTATCACGGCGTATAAGGCGCTTTCCGGCGGAAAAAGAATGTGGTTTGAAACTATTATTCCTGGATTTACCGACGCATTTTTTGTGGTTGCGCAGCCACCGGAGCAGATACCGCAGCCGGAGATTGGTCAGAATGAGCTTTTGACGGTTGAAATGAACCTTACCATTGAGGAATACAAGGGAATGGACACGGCTGTGGCGTTTACACCGGGGGAATAACACGTCAGTCGAATAGTTCGGTTGAATCGGCTGACGATAATCAGACAACCGAATCGGAACTTGAGGGAACAGTTTAAAAGAATAGGGCGGTCTTCGGACTGCCCTTTCCCTATAAAAAGGGAGAAAGGGAAAGAATATGACAAAATTAAAATTTGGAGAGAAAGAATTACAGATTAAGTTTGGATATGAAGCAACCGTGAAAAGCGGAATTATCAAGAAAGTAGCAAAATTAAACCAGATGGAAGATATGGAAGCGGTTGACGAAATCCTTTTATTTCTGCCAGAGTTAATTCTTGTTGGAGCGCAGAAGTTCCATAAAGAAGAGCTTGGCTATAACCCGGACAATGAAGAAGAAAAGGAACAGCAGCTTGGAAAAGTATATGCCATGCTGGATGATTACTTTGACGGAGAAGATGCAGATGTTCAGGCACTTTACAATGCACTTTTAACAGAGTTACTTGAAAACGGTTTTTTATCAAAACTGCTCAAAGCAGAGCAGAAAGAAGCGGAGAAGAAAACTCCGAGGAAAAAGTAGAAGAACAGAGAGAACTTACATGGGAAACGTATTGCGCGGAAATCCGCCCGTTTTGGCTTTTAGTTACAAAGGGGTACGGATTTACTGTGCATGACATAGACACGTCTTGTCCGGCTGATTTAAAGCCATATGCAGACGTTTACAACTTAGAGAAGAAGCAAAAAGACAATGATATGTGGATGTGGTTTGGAACATATGGATTGTCAGCGGTATCGGTGGCAGTAGAACATTGTCTTGCTGGTAAAAAAGCTAAATCAAAGTATGTAGACAAGCCTATCACAGAGCATAGTTTGTTAAACGATTCTGAAATGACAGAAGAGGAAATTCAGAAACAAAGAGAATTATTTGTGGCTCAACTCAAAATTATGCAATCAAATTATGAGTTGAGCCACCCAAAGAAAGAAGAGGTGCCACATGAAAATTAAAGGTATTGATGTTTCCGGGTACAATGGAAATATTAACTGGTCAAAAGTAGCAGAGAACGGCGTTGAATTTGCCATTTTGAAAGTAATCCGAAAAGATTTGCAGCCGGACAAGTATTTTGAAGCAAACTGGACAGGAGCAACAGAAGCTGGCGTTCCGGTGCAGGGCGTATATAATTACAGCTACGCAACCAACGCAGAAAAAGCGCAGACCGATGCGCAAAGAGTGATCGAAGTTCTTGCCGGAAGAAATGTGATGGTATGGCTGGATGTAGAGGATAAGTGCCAGCAGAATATTGGCGATAAGATTGTCTCTATTATCAATGAATATCAGAAGATCATTGAAGCCGCAGGGTGCAAATTTGGTGTATACACGGGTCTGTCTTTTTACAACAGCTATATCAAGCCATATCTTGAGCATATTGATTGCCCGTTTTGGGTTGCAAGATACCCGTCCAGTACGCCTATGATGATTACGGCGGACGCACCGGAAGACAAGAAGCCTGATATTCTTCATGAACTTTACGGATGGCAATACAGTTCAAAGGGATTTGTAGCCGGTGTTTCCGGATGCGTCGATCTGAATGAACTGTATGTAGCGGTAGACACGGTAAATGTCATGCCAGAGCCAGAAAACACGCTTCATAAGGTTGGAGAGGAAATCACGGTTTCTTCTTACTACAAATCTTCCACGGCTGGTATTGGAGATGCGATCATCAAGTATGCTTCCGGAACGATTACACGAATCAAGGCGGGTACGCATAATCCATATTGCTTTTCAAAAAATGGAGTTGCAGTAGGCTGGTGCAACGATGGAGATATTCGATCAACAGATGCTTCTGTGCAGTCTAAAGATAAAAAGATAACGTATACGGTACGACGCGGAGATACGCTTTCAAAGATCGCAAAAGAAAACAATGTAACGGTTGCAAAATTGCAGAAAGACAACGGGATCAAGAACCCAAACAAAATTTATGTAGGGCAGAAAATTTTGATTCAGTAAAAAATCAAGGACGGTAAGGTGTCACAGCCTACCGTCTTTTTATTATGCGTAGAAAGTTGGTGCGGTCATGGCAGATATTGATGAATTACAGATAAAAATTAAGGCTGATTCTGCAAAAGCGAGTGATTCAATTGATAAACTTGCATCAAGTTTGGATAGTCTTGGGAAAAGTCTATCATTTGATACCAGTAAACTTTCAAACATAGCATCTGGAATTAGAAGCATGTCTGACGCGGCAACAGGGTTTAAGGGTGCAAAATCAAAAGAGATTACATCACTTGCCACCGCATTAAGCAAATTCTCAAATGTAGACACATCATCTTTCTATGGTATATCTGCGGCAATGAAAAATCTTGCTGCAGGAATGAAAGATACGAAAACGATTGATACCAGCGGCATTTTAAATACGGCGGCTGCTCTGTCTAAAATGGGCGGAACTTTGGCTACTGTAGGAACAAGCAATCTAGTTAAAATTAAGGATGACCTTGCTTATTTTGTCAAAGGAATGAACAGCGTAGGGGCGCTTAACTTTGATACAACAGGTTTGTCTAATCTGATTAAAAGCATTAGTAAACTTGGATTGGCGAATTCTACACAGGCGACAGCCAATTTGCCGCAAATATCAGCGCAGTTGCAGAACTTTGTGCGACAGATGAATAAAATCGGCGAACTGAAATTTGATATGACAAACATGAGTAGCCTTGTGACGTCTATATCAAGGTTAGGAAGCGTTGCGAGCGGCAGGGCAGTAAACAACATACCTTTGCTTGCGGATAACCTTAAATACCTGTTTGAGACTCTTTCAAAAGCGCCTAACGTAAGCGCAAACATCATCCGGATGACAGAAGCGCTTGCAAATTTGGCAAAAACAGGCGCATCATCAGGTAGAGCAGCAACATCACTCGGAAAAAGTTTGAACATTTTTAGTGGATCTGCGAACAAGGCGAAGAGTAGCAGCTTTAGTCTTGCGTCAGCATTTGGAAAACTATATGCGTCATACTGGCTGTTATTCCGTGCTTTTTCAAAGATTAAGGATGCTATCGACATATCATCTTCTTTGACAGAGGTTGAGAACGTTGTACGTACCACATTCGGCAATTATGAGAAGCTGATACAGGACTTTTCAAAAACATCCATACAGGATTTTGGCATGTCAGAGTTGACCGCTAAACAGGTGGCAAGCCGATTCCAAGCTATGGGTACGGCCATGGGATTTTCACAAGGAAAGATGGCTGACATGTCGCTACAGCTTACAAAGCTGACTGCGGATATGGCTTCTTTCTACGATATGGAACAGTCTGACGTTGCAAGAAACCTGCAGGCAGTATTTACCGGAGAGACAGAGCCTTTAAGAAAATATGGTCTTGACCTCACACAGGCTACCCTTAAAGAGTGGGCTATGAAGCAGGGATTGGATGCCGACATTTCGTCTATGACGCAGGCAGAAAAGACCATGCTCCGGTATCAGTATGTTATGGCTAATACAGCCGCGGCGCAAGGAGACTTTGCGAGAACATCAGACACATGGGCAAACCAGGTAAGAATCCTTAAGCAGTCATTTGAACAGCTTGCGGCTATTATCGGTGGCGCACTGATTAACGCTTTTAAACCGTTTGTACGAACTCTTAATGCAGTCATGCAGAAAGTTATTGCTTTTGCAACGACAGTAACCAATGCGTTAGGATCAATCTTCGGATGGAAATTTGAGATTTCTTCCGGTGGTTTGGCAGATGATTGGTCTGATGCAGCAGGGAGCGCGGCTGATATAGCGGACAGCACAGGACAGGCAGCGAAGAACGTTGAAAAGATGAATAAGGGCTTAAGAGCCTTTGACGAACTGAATCTGATTACCACTCCGGATAATTCAAGCGGATCTGGTTCTGGTGGTTCCGGCGGTGGTGGTGCATCCGGCGGTGGTGCGTCCGGTGGGCTGGTACAGGTAGATACCATTTTCAAGGACTATGAAAGCCAGATCAGAAGTTTGCGTGAACTTGGATCATATATCAGCGATGCGCTATCAGATGCCATGGAATCCATTGACTGGGATAACATTTATTCCAAGGCTAGAAACTTTGGAAAAGGGCTGGCAGATTTCCTTAATGGACTTATTAAACCGCGTCTTTTTTCTAACATTGGAAAAACTATCGCTGGTGCGCTTAACACTGCATTAGAATTTTTGGATTCGTTTGGGGAAAGATTTGATTGGAAAAATTTTGGAAATTCTATAGCTGCTGGAATAAATAGTTTTTTCAAAACTTTTAAGTTTTCTTTGCTGGCAAAAACATTGAATAAATGGGCAAAAGGTCTACTTGATACAATGATTACCGCCCTAGAAAAGACAAGATGGGATTTAATCGGAAAAAAAATAGGGGAGTTTTTATCTGACATAGACTTTGCGAGCATAGGAGCAAAAGTAGCCAGACTTTTATGGGATGCAATAAATGCTGGGATTAGTATTTGGTCTGGAATGTTTAGCGCCGCGCCTATTGAAACAACAATTCTTTCTGTTATATCAGCAATAAAGATATCTACTAAAGCAATATCTGGTCTTGAATCACTTAAAGCTGCAATAGATTCTATAAAAACCGGGTTAGAAGGCATTGCGGCATTAGCGGTAGCGCATCCAATAGCACTTATTACAGCGGCGGTTGGAGGTCTTGCTCTAGCGCTGTATAACATGGAAAGGAACTGGGATAAGAAAATTGCAGATGAATACTCTGACTGGCAAAAAGAAATCGGATCAAATGTAGACGGAATAAAAGAAGCGTCAAATTCATTAAGAAACCTTTCGGAAACAACGCAAAGCCTTGTAACAGAAGCAGACACAAGCGCAGAGCAACTTCAAAAACTAGCATCTTCTTATTTTGAACTGGCTGATAAAACAAGCCTTACTGCTGGAGAACAAGTAATTTTAAAGCAGCGTGCTTCTGATCTTATAGATGCATGCCCTGCTTTGCAAGATATGATTGATGCTACTACCGGAAGATACACCGCGCAAAAAAACGAAATGGAGAAGCTTATAAACGCACAAGAAGAATACTATAGGGTTCTTGCCTATGAAGATGTTGTTAAAAATTATGGTTCGGCACTTGCGTCCGCAAATGTTGAGCTTGAAATTGCTAATAAAAATTACAGAGAAAATGCCGATAAATTGGAAAAGCTTAATGATATTGCAGCCAATATAGATCCATACATAGATTCAAATATTTGGTATGAAAAAAACAAGGAATCTTTAAGCGCTTACGGCATAGAGGCAGAAAATGGCGCGCAAGCGCAGCAAATGCTTATTGAACAAATAGGATTCTTAGAAAAAGAACAAACCAATTTAAAATCTGCTCAACAAGATCTTACAGAAGAGATGGAAAAAGCAAACTCTGACTATGAGATCGCAAACAGTCTTTTGGCGACACATACTCTTGAGTATCAAAATTTGTCATCAGCACTAGATTCTGTAGATTTTGGAGAAGTTGCAATAAACGCTTCAAAAGCAATAGATGATTTAGGTGGTGTTTTTGTAAATGGAAAACAAGTTGTCGGAGAAGAGGCAATACAACTTTATCAAACAATTATTGATGCATATGGAACAACCGATCAAGAAATGTACAATCTTGGGGAAAAGGGCGTCGTGCAATTTGGAATTGGAGGAAAAGCGGGAGCAACAGAAGCAGTTCCAACAATGACTACTGAACTCGAAAATCAAATAATATCTTGGTATAGAGATAGAGGATATCAAGTAGCGCTAGATGGCGGATCAGTAGTTGTCCTTGGTTTTAGAGATGGAGGCGTATCGCAAGCTCCATATGCGGTAAATCAGATAGCTGGTTCGATATCGGACAATGCAAAGTTAAAAGAAAAAATGATGTCTGATCTTGGAGACGGTTGGGCTAAAAATACATCAGATGGGTATAACAAGGGAATTGAAAACCAAAAGTCAACAACAGGTTCATACATGCTAGATTATATAAACAATGCCATAAAAGATCCATTTGAAACAAACATGGGAATCCATTCTCCGTCCACTGTTTTTTCTGGATATGGAAAACATACCGTAGAGGGATTTAATAACGGAATATCTGGAAATCAAAGCTCTACACAAGGAGTTATAAGCACTTGGGTTTCAAATATAAGCTCTTGGTTTACCAATATGATGCAGATCCATTCTCCATCAAAGTTGTTTGAAGGATTTGCTGGATTTACCGTGGATGGATTTAATAATGGAATTTCGGACGGGTCTCAATCCACTTACGATGAAATAAAAAAATGGTCAGACGGTATAAGAAAAAGCTTTTCGGGAATACAAGAAGCGCCAGAAGTTGCATACCAGTTTACAAGAAATATAACCGATAATGTAAAATCTAATATGGCGGCATCAGTAGACTATAAATCAATTGGTTTAGAAAGTGACATAGGAAGAGAAATGAAAATCGCCATGTCTGGGGTTATAGATTACGAAAAGCTAGGAGAAGTCATCGCATATAGGCTTGAAAACGCAGATATTACCGCTGTTCTAGATTCTGATAGCGTATATAAAGGCACAGTAAAGAAATGGAGACAAGAAGCAACGAGAATGCAAAAAAATCCAGTCCCAATATTTTGATTGATGTTTTTCGCCACTTGTGGTATGCTTTTTATGGCATATCACAAGTGGGAGGAACTACATGAAAAAGTGTGGGATAATATTTTTATTGGCATTTACATTGATGCTAACGGCATGTAAAAGCGATTATGAAGAAGAGGGGAAAAAAACAACGGAAAAGGATGGAACAGTTGTAACAAAAAGTGAAAGAGGAATTGAAAAAGAAGTAAATAGCATACCGTATGATGGTATGAATTATAATGATAGCACTCTTGGCATAAAATCAGTAAAACTATGCCAAATGCAACATGACGATGGATATATGCCATATGTTATAGTGGAATTTGATATAAGCAAACTTTCGGAAGAAGATATTTATTGGCTATTTGAAAACGATGAAAAGGACTTTGATATTCATGTGTATATAGACAGTGAGAAAAATCGAATCGATTTTGAAAATATGAATACACTTTATCTTGGTAAAGATAGCAATGAAACAATGTGTATATTTACGCTTTATGACTATTACAAATTTGACATGTCAGACATGGCAGTGACGGTTTGCGTGAATTTAAAGCAAAAAGATAAGTATACTTATAAAAACAAAGAAACTGGAGAAATATCGCAATTAAATAAAGAAAATGTTTATGATTGGTCGATAAATAGTAGTTATTCTGATATATCGGTTGATGTAATTAACGGAATACCAGTTGAATACATTTCATACATTGAAGATTATTTGAGAAAATTATAGAATTACGACGAATAATAGAGAGGTAAAAAGAGAAGCATATATTTTCTAATGACAAATACCGCCACTTGTGGTAGAATCATTTTATTACAAGTGGCGGGAGGGGAACACATGGCGTTGATTAAATGTCCTGAATGTGGAAAAGAAATTTCAGACAAAGCAGAAATGTGTATCAATTGCGGTTTTCCGTTAAAACAACACGAAAACAATGAAATGTCTGCGGGGAAAAGTAAATTTTATAAATCATACGAACAAGAAAACGAAAATGATAGAGGGTGGGAACGCCCAAAAGAGCCAGAGATTACAGGTGTTGGAAAATTATTCTTAAGAAATTCTGTTGAAAGATCTCAAAACACGGGATTTAATGGTATATATAAATATACTTTATTCGGAGAAAAAAAAGAGGTTTACTGTCCAAGATGTGGGAGCGAAAATTGTTCTCATTATACGGAGCAGAAATTTGTACCAGGCAAAACAAAGACAAGATACACTGCAAATCTAAATCCATTTAAACCGTTTACTTTAGTAAATAAAAAGGAAAAGATTTTGAGAAAAGATCAAACATATGAAATAAATAAAATTATATGTAATGATTGTGGCTACACTTTCATATAAATTTGGATTTAATATGTGGAGAATTACGATGGAGAATAGGGAGTCTGAATCAGAACTAAATGAGTGCAAAAAGAAGTTGAATAAAGCACATCAAACGATAGAAGAATTGAAAATTAAGATGACGCAAGATAAAAAGAATTACAAATGGGAAATAAGAGAGTTAAATAAAGAAAAAGATGCATTAAAGGCGCACAATACTGATCTTTTTAATCGGGAGTCAAACGCGCTTATTCGTGCGGACGATTTGGAAAAAGAGAATATTGCATTGAAAAAAGAGAAAAAGAAATTGGAAATAAAAATAGAAAAACTGGAAAAAGAGAACGAAAACTTATTGAAGAAAAAGGATGAATGTACTAGGGATGCAGATTGGGAAAGGCTGGGGAAAGCGGGTATATAAGAGGGAGCGCAGAGATGCGCTTCTTTTTTTAAAAAATATTTCAAAATAGTATTGACTTTCTTTGCACGTACATATATTATTAAGGCATAAAGATTGCACGTGCAATCAAAAAGAGAGGAAGTGATTATGTGTCTCCATTAAAAAAAGGACAGAAACTTACTGATAATCCTAAAAATGTTAGGCTTGATTTGAGACTTACAAAAGCAGAAGCAGAGGATTTGCAATATTGTGCGGATAAGTTAAAAACAAGCAGAACGGATGTTATCAACATGGGGATTAGAAAAGTGAAAGAAGAAATCAACAAAAAATAAAGCGTTCCAACCCTAGACAAGTTAAACGCTTTATTCAACACAGCCACCAAAAGCGGTTGATACATGGATTATACCGCTTTTTGGAATGGTTGTCAAACAGCAAACGAAAGGAAGGTAAAATCTATGAGAAGCATTGAAGAAATTGTAAGAACGATACTTAATAGTGACGCGCTGATGGAGAAAGTGAATCATGTTGTGGAAATCGAGAGGATGAAGTATAACCGTGGTTGGAGTACCGAAACGGACATTGATAATTTTTCCCCGATTGGTTTTCGCAAAGTGGTAACATCAGCCATGAATTTGCTCGGACTGCAGAACGAATCCGGCGAGGTTGATATTGCCAGTGAAATTCTTAAGGACATTTTCAGAAATGAAATCATAAAAAAGGATGGAACTTATTTGCCGAGCCAAATTGAGCAGTACAGATCGTTGCTTTCTCGGCTCGCAATCGAATGTGATAACGAAAAATTGTTGCGCGGCGTTGTAATATTTATGGCAGATTTGAATGATGAGGACGTAATAGATCACGACGGTATTTACCGCCTTGTAAAGAAAGGCGGTGCAAGATGAAAGAACAGCTGATAACGGAGATCCAGAGCATACAGGACGAAAAATTTTTGCAGTTTATTTTGAACACAATTATTTCATTTAAGCAGAAATGGGGGATTTGCTGATGAACGATATTCAGATTTTTAACAATCCTATTTTAGGGGATTTGAGAACGGTTATAGTAAACGGAAAAGAATACTTTTTTGGAGTAGATATAGCTTCGATGCTTATGTATAAAAGACCAAGAAAGGCGGTTTCGGATAATTGCAAGGGTGTCCTGGTCGAGGATAGCTTTAAAAATAATGGTGGATATGCAGAACCTCTTATTCCGGAAGGAGATATTTACCGATTGATTATTAAAGCTGGTCAACAGGGTAACAGTAAAGAAATAAAAGATAAAGCTGACAAATTGGAAAAATGGATATTTGATGAAGTTTTACCGAGCATCAGAAAGACTGGTACATACATGATGCCGCAAACCACGGACGGGAAGATTGCATTGCTTGCACAGGGGCACACGGAACTGAAAGCAGAGGTTGACGAAATCAAGGCGGATTTGGAAAGTCTTAAGATGGACTTACCGATACTTCCGGTGGAAGCCGACCGCATTACGGAAGCTGTCAGAAAGAAAGGCGTTTCAATCATGGTAGGAAAACAGTCGAGCGCATACAGCAATCGTGGATTACGCCAAAAGGTTTACAACAACCTGTATGCTAATCTGAAATACAACTTTGGGGTTCGGTCTTACAAGAGCATCAAGCGTAGCCAGTGTGATAAGGCAGTGCAAGTGATAAATGCCTATCAGACGCCGTATTTTTTGCAGGAACAGATTGACGATGCCAATATGCAGCAGAGGTTGGAATTTGATTGACAGATTTTGGCATATGGTATAGAATACAAAATAATTAAAAATCACGCAGGTAGATTCAAGAAGTTTAGAACGTCCTGCAAGCCTATTAGGAATAGGTGCGGATTCGTGACCGCCAGAGATTGAAGAGATTCAGTCTTTGGTGGTCTTTTTATTTAATAAAAGCCATCAAGGAGGAATGGTATATGTTAGTAGAAATTAAGACAGTAAAAAAAGAAGAGGTAACGGTAGTAACAAGTCTTGATGTGGCGGAAACATTTGGTAAGGAGCATAAGAATGTTCTTGCTGATATAAGAAATATTCAGAATGATATTAGTAACGCTGAATTTTCAGCTCTATTCTATGAAGAGACTTATACAGCATCAAATGGGAAGAAAAATCCTATGTATTACATGAACAGAGACGGTTTTACACTTTTAGTCATGGGGTATACAGGAGAAAAAGCCATGCAGTTTAAACTGGCTTATATCAAGCAGTTTAATGCGATGGAGAAGGCTCTTATTGGTAAAATCAAAGAACGAGAAAAAGGTATTGCCGTTAGGCAGGCTTTAACAAAGGCAATTCAACAGTCTGGAGAAAATGACAGGATGCATGGACACGCATATTCTACTTATACAGATTTGGTTTACAAGGCAGTTTTGGGGAAATCTGCAAAACAGTTGAGAGATGAATACGGAATAGGGAAGCAGGATAATTTAAGAGATTTTCTATCAGAAGAAGAACTTGCAAAAGTGAAATCCGTAGAGATGGTAGTGAGCGGTCTTGTGGATTGTGGCTGGGGATATGATGAAATAAAGTCGTTTATTACGAATAAAGAAAGAAAGCTAATTGCAGCATAAAACGCGGAAGTAATTCACACGCCGGAGAAAATTGTGATTAAAGCGACCAATATCGAAGTAATCACAAAATAGATAAAGAAAAAGAAGTGGCATCTATCAAATTGGTAGGTGCTATTTTTATACCAATTTTACCGACTGTCATTTGAGACAGCCGCAAACCAAAACAGTTAGGTGGTGGAAACATGGCGTACAGCGGATGGCTGTTAAAGATTGGGAATTACACAGTTCCAATGTCTTTTATGAAACCGGAGACATATAGCCCATATGTGAATATGCAGGACTTAGATGATTATACGGACGCTAACGGCTATTTACATAGAAATGCCGTGGAATTAAAGGCTTTAAAAGTGGAGTTTGAGACACGGGCAATGCTGACAAATAAGACTTTTAGTGAGGTTTTAAATAATATCAGAAGCCAGTTCACAAATGCGACAGGGAGAGCCTGCTATATTACGGCGTACATACCGGAGTATGACGATTATGTAACACAGTACGGATATATGGCAGATTTTCAGCCTACTATATACGGAACGTATGGAGGTCAAATCCATTACAACTCTGTAAGGCTGGCATTTATAGGGGGTGTATACGGTGGTTGATTACCAATATTCAAATTTGTTTCTAAAGGACAGCGTAGACAAACAGTTAAACATTGTATCTGATGATGGGAAAATCAATATCACAAACACCGAATTACACCAAGAAAAATTTGAATTGACAGAAAGCTTGTGTTCGGAATCTGAATTAACATTTGGGGCATGTGAAGCTGGTATGATTAAATTCACTGTGTCCAATGTATTCTTGCCAATGAAAGGCAAGTGGTTGACTGCAAAGATGACTCTTGATGGTCACGAAGATAAACCATTCCAAATAGGAAGATACAAGGTTTATTCTGACACACCTACGGCAGATCGGACGTGCCGGGATGTGGTAGCTTACGATGCTTTGTATGATATTTTATCATCTGATGTTGCTGATTGGTACAATAAGATACTTCCACAAAAAGATAGCAAGGTAACTCTCAAACAATTCAGAGATAGCTTTTTTAATCATTTTGGAGTGGAACAGGAAGAAGTATCTCTTGTAAATGATGAAATGATTATTGAAAAAACTGTAGAAGTGAAAGCATCAAGTAGCGGAAGTTCAGATACCGCAGAGACAAACACGATAGGCGAAGCCATAAGCGGAAAAGAGGTTTTGTCTTGTATACTTGAAATTAACGGTTGTATGGGAAATATTGGGCGCGTTGGAAAGTTTCGCTATGTGTACTTAACGCAAGAGATGCAGGGGCTTTATCCGGCGAATGATCTTTACCCGGCGGATGATCTTTACCCTAGAAATCCAAAGAGCACCAGCATAAGTAAAAACCAGTACATTTCAGCACAATATGAAGATTATATTGTCAGAACGATTGACAAACTGCAAATTCGTGAAAAAGAGAATGATATAGGAGTGATTGTAGGTGATGGAGGAAACACTTATGTGATCGAGGGAAATTTCCTTGTTTATGGGAAAGGGACAAAGGAATTAAACGAAATTGGAGAAAAAACGTTATCAAAGATAAAAGGAATTATATACAGACCATTTAGTGCTGACTGCAAAGGAAATCCATGCCTTGAGGTCGGAGATGCGGTACGGTTGACTACAAAATATGAACTGATCGAGACTTACATCCTAAAGCGCACGCTGAAAGGCATACAGGCTTTGCGTGATGATCTGGAAGCGAACGGAGAAGAGTACCGGACAAGTAAGGTAAACGGAATACAGCGGAGCATATTGCAGCTAAAAGGCAAGAGCAATACTCTGGAACGCTCAATTGAGGAGACGAAATCAACAATCGTTGACGTGGAAAAGGGTTTGCAGTCACAGATCACGCAGACAGCCACAGAAATCCGGTCGGAAGTAAAGAATACCACTGACGGGTTATCATCTCGTATAACCCAGACAGCAGAAAGCATTACTGCAGAGGTAAACCGGGCAAATCAAAAAGAAGGGGAACTTGCAGCCGCAATTCAGGTCAATGCTGCAGGAATAACATCAAAGGTGTCGCGTGATAGTGTTATATCGGAAATCAACCAGTCAGCAGAGGGAGTTAAAATTCGGGCGGACTTGCTTGAACTTAAAGGCAATGTCGAGATGACAGATGGTTACATTCAACTTGAAGCGGTCGAAGCAAAGAACTTTATTGTCTTGAAGCGTGAAGGAACGGAAGTAACCATGGGAAATGATGGTATGAGCGCTATTGCTGATTCAAGAAAAGCAATATTTCAGTATTCTCAAGTATCCGTAGAAGATACAGACACAGGATCTTTTGCAAAGATTCTGGCAACAGGAACAGGGCTGTCATCATATGGATGGGAAAGTTACTCCGACCGGCGGTTAAAGCATGGCATAGAATCCCTTGACCGAGAAAAAAGTGCTGCACTTATACAGTCGCTGCGACCGTGCAGGTTCATTTATAACTATGACGCCGCGGGACATTACCGACACGGTCTGATTGCGCAGGAAGTATTGAACGCAGTCGGTAATGAAGACTGGGCGATTTGCTCCGAGAATCCAGATTCGGATGGCAATACCTATTATTCACTTGACAAAACAGAGTTGATTGCTGATTTGATAGCTACGGTACAGTTACAGCAAGAGGATATAGACGAATTAAAAAGGAAAGTAGGATGAGAAAATGGTCAATGCAAAAATTCGTGAGTTTGAAAATGACATTATCAATTATATCAATGCAAGCAGTGATGTTCCAATTGAAGTAAAACATTTGGTGCTTAAGGATATTTTACACCAAGTAGAAGCGGAAGCAAACAGGAACATCATTGCCGAACAGGAGCAGGCAAAAGAAAAAAATGAAAAGGAGAGTGAGAATCATGAATAAAGCATATAACCGTATCAACTGGGAGAATTACCCGAGCGATGCAACGCCTTTGAATGAAGCGAATCTCAACAAGCTGGACAGTGCCACAGATACCATTGACGACCGTGTGATTACGCTTGACACAACCAAGGCAACCAAAACAGAAGTGTCAACTCTTGTGGCTGATGTAACTTTTGAAGAGTCAACTGGTATTATTACAATCACAAAAAAGAATGGATCAGTTATTACTATTGATACGCAGATGGAGAAAATTGCAGTCAATTTTACATATGATCCGACCACGGAGCAGATCATCCTTACACTAATCGATGGAACGAAGCAGTACATAGATTTATCGGCGCTGATTACCCAGTATGAGTTTTTGGATACGGACACAGTGGCTTTTATCATTGGAACGGATGGCAAGGTGTCAGCCATTGTTAAAGAAGGGAGCATTGAAGAGAAACACTTAGAACCAAATTACCTGGCAAAGATCAAGGTGGAATCTGCAAGAGCTGAAACAAGCGCAGCAATTGCAAAAGAATGTGCAGACAGGGCAGAACAGGCAGCCGAAGCAGCCGGGTGGGCTGACTTTGACATAAATGATAAGGGGCATTTGATTTTTTCCAAAACGGACAACTTGGAAACTGATTTCAGATTAACAAACACAGGAAGATTGGAGGTAACGTTATTATGAGTAAAACAGTAGACCTGGGACCGGTATCTGCATACGCACTTGCTGTAAAGCACGGATATGAGGGCACAGAAGAACAGTGGATTGCAGAGGTAGAAAGTAAAAGGGTAGATGCGGTGAATGCGGCGGCAGATGCTAGGAAGTCAGCTGATACCGCAGCGGAGAAAGCGGAAATCGCCACACAAAAGGCAGAGGAGATCAAAGGTGAATCGGAAGCTGCGGCGGCGAGTGCAACCAAAGCACAGAGTTATGCCGTTGGCGGTACTGGAAGTCGTGATGGAGAGGATACGGATAACGCACAGTATTATTACGAGCAGGTCAAGCGCGTGTCGCAGGGGCTTAACGGCATTATACCAATGGGTACGGTAGAATTTGCGGATCTGCCGGTATCCGGCATGGAAAACGGATGGATGTACAACATCAGTGATGATTTTACCTCAGATGACCGGTTCAATGACGGTGGTGGTATTTTTTATGGTAAGGGTAACAACGTCATCTGGACATCCGAAGGGAAATGGGATGTAACAGCTGGATCGGGCGTGACGGGGATCAAAGGGAACAAGGAGAAAACCTACCGGCAGGGAAATGTTAATCTTACACCAGAGCAGATCGGCGCAGTTGCGGAAGATGGAGATGCATCAGATACAACCGTTGCTTTTGCAAGCAGTGACACGCCGGATGTCGATGCAAGCGCTTGGGAAAGTGTCGCAAAGCTGACAAGCGGTGAAAAGCACGCTTCGATTTTTGCTAAGGTGTCACAGATGTTTAAAAATGTGCGGTATCTGTACAAGATGCTTGGAAGCACGGACATATCTTCTATCGGTGGTGGGACGGTGACGGGGGCGATTTCTTCGCATAACGAAGCTATAGCGAAGTTAAATACAGATCTTGAATGGAAATATTTTAAAAATATTTCTGGAACAGACACGACTTTTACTGATTTACCCGATTACAATGAGTTACAACTTAGTGTGATATACAAAACCGACACTGCCAGAAATATGTGGCAGATAAGAGTTCCACAAAAGTCTTTGCCTGTAAATCTATCAGATGTGTACCAGTGCAAAGTGGGACATTATGCCACCGCTACCGAAAACGCAATGATCAATATCTATCTGACACAATCTAAAATAAAAGTAGCGCAAGCTTATGTTAATGGATTGGATGTGCACAATAGTATAGTCGTTGGGATATATTACAGGTAATGCTTTTATGGCAAGTTAATCCAGATAGCCGTGGTGCTGATTATTGATATTGCAGTGATCTGGATTAGACTAATATAGGTGCATCTGCGATGCACACTAATCCTGGTAATATGTAATATAAAAATCAATGATAGTATTTGCAAACACCTTTTCTGTGGCTGATTGCCGGATGGCGACATTTGCCCCTGAAGTATTATTGGTTGCATCAATAACAACATTTCGGGTTTTACCATGAATAGTATTGGATATGCTGACAATACCTCCATGTTTTGGGGTCGCAGGTGCGAACTCGGCTGGTAAATATGCCCATACATTACCAGTCGGAATGTCGACTGTGGCGATAGCAGAAAAGCAAATTGTTATAAGGCGACCATATGTAAAACAATCTGTTTGTCGTATGGTAATAGTATCATCTGTAGACGATTTTCTTACAGTAAAACGACTATACCTGTTTAACTTCGCTAAATCTTCGTTATGCGAAGAAAACAAATGTTCTGACGCTATTCAATTGGCACAAGCCTGCATAAGCAGTGTTTTATATCTGTTCAAAACCTAGACGTTTTTGTTGACCCAAAGTGACAAATAAGAAGATTTCTGTCGAAACTTGCGAACGAAATGATTTGAATAATGCTGGCAAAATTTGTAAAATAAAATTGTCCGATAAGGGCACTTCAAGTTCTGGAGAGGGGGCGATGTTTGGCGATTCATTGCCCCCTCAAATGTTACTGGCAAATAATGGTAATTTTTTTTGTATGGGGTTGACTGCAAAGAACGTACGTTCTGTAATGGCATTAACATTATCGGTTGCAGAGATTGGAGGAGAATAAAATGGGGGAAAATGAGTTCAATGAGGAAACAGCGTTTTACAAGGAAAAAATAACTGAAATGGTCGTTAAGTGCGACAACGAGCGATTTTTGAAATTTTTATATAACACAATACTTTCATTCAAAAAAAAGTGGGGCATTTAGTGCCCCTCTTTTTCATGCCAATAGGTTATATTGTCAAATATAGTCTGTCTATGTTCTTTGCTAAGTTTCATTAGCATTTTTAAGTTATCCAGCAATTCACTATCTGACATAAGGTCTGGAAGAATATCTGGTGCGTTTTCTAAATTATCTTCCCAACCCATTAAATAAGATGGAGAAACTTCAAGAACTTTCCCAATAATTTCTATTTTATCACTTGGAATATTAGTAATAATGTTGTTTTCATATTTATATAGTGTTTGCTTTGAAACTTTTATTTTCTCTGCAAGCTCTACTTGTGAAATACCTAAAAGCTCTCTCTGCTTTTTTATCCTATCTCCGATTGTCATTTGAGTTTTCCTCCTTTCCTATTGGTAACTTTATTATAACACAAAAGAGTTACTCGTCAAGAAAAAAATAACTTGACAAGTTACCAAAATGGAATATAATAAAAGTAACTTCAAAAGTTACGAAGTTAGAAAGGAGTAGTCAGATGGTTGATACAAACAAACTTCGCGGCGTTATTGCTGAAAATGGCAAAACACAGGCTGATGTTGCGGAAATGATTGGAGTTACGCCAAAAACATTTTATATGAGAATGAGTAAGGGCGTTTTTGGAAGCGACGAAATTCAGGTTATGATTGATAACCTTCACATCCAAAATCCAATGGATATTTTTTTTGCAAAGAAAGTAACTTAAAAAGTTACTAGAAAGGAGATGTAAAAACATTGGAAAAATCAAGATATTCTGTTTTGGATTCATCTGGAAAAGCAACGATTGTTGAGCGTAAAGACGGAAGATATATTGACATTGAAGAAATGGCGCAGCATGTCGCATTTAATGTTTTGGATGATTACAGCAAAATTCTTAATGGCGAAAAGAAAATTGATGAGACAAACATTAGATTGTCTATCAATGTTCTCAACGCCGTTGCTCCGTTAGCAAAATATTTTAGAACGGGCTGTGCCTACGGAAAGGATTAGTAGATGCAGATACTTTTGCTAAAGTTGGTTCTTCTTCCGAAATTTCTTCATTGATTTCTTCGCAGTATTGGTCGTACTTGATTTTGAAATCATTGAAAGAACCGTTATATCCACAGATTTTAGCAATAGCGTAGGCAGATACATATTCATCGTTCAAAATTACACCTCCCTTATTTGATGATAAGGGAATTATAACATAGAAAGGAGAAGAATGTTGCATAGCATTGAAGAATTAAAAGATACCCTCTACCAGCAAATCGAAACGCTGGCAGAGGAAAGTAAGAAAACATCAGATACGGAAACAAAAATTCGCATTGCAGGCGAAATCGACCGTATCGCTGAAACGATTATTAGGATTGATGCCGATTGAGTATTGATTCGATGCTAGATATGTTTCTTTCGATAGATTTTAGCTCTGAAAGATTTTTAATGCTTTTTAAATTACTTAATTTATGAACAGCACAACAATCAGAACTGGAAACATACCAAGCACAATCGCGGATGCAATCTCTAAAATCGTTAAGTGGACATTTGTTAATGGTTACCACCTCCTTATGGAGGATTATAACACGGAAAGGAGTTGGAGGGAATGGACGAGTTAGTGAAAGTCAATTTTGATACACAGACAGTATCGGCAAGAGATTTATACGATTTATTATCGAAAGAAGACGGAGTTAAAGGTACAGAACGTTTTAGTAAATGGTTTGAAAGATATTCTGGGTATGGATTCGTACAGGGCATAGATTTTTCAACCCCGAACAAAAAAGTACGGGTTCAAATCGAGGGAACCAGAGAGGTTCAGCGAGAGGTAGACGATATTGATATTTCTGTTGATATGGCAAAACAGATTTGTATGTTGCAGAGAACGGAAAAAGGAAAAGAAATTCGCCAGTACCTCATCGACTTGGAAAAGGCGTGGAACACACCGGAGCAGGTATTTGCCAGAGCGTTAAAGATGGCTGACGAGAAAATCAACAGCCTTAAGGAAAACAACACAAGGCTGATCGCTGAAAATCAGCGCATGAAACCGAAAGAAATCTTTGCCGATGCAGTGGCAACAAGTCACACATCAATTCTTATTGGAGACTTGGCAAAGCTGATCTGCCAGAACGGCTATCAGATAGGGCAGAAGCGGTTGTTTGAGTGGTTGCGTGAGAATAACTTCCTTATTAAAAGCGGTTCGTCAAAGAATATGCCACAGCAGAGATATGTTGAACAGGGATTGTTCGAGGTAAAGGAAAGCAACGTGCAGAATCCGGACGGATCAGTGAGAATTACTCGGACAACCAAGGTAACAGGAAAAGGTCAGATATACTTCGTCAACAAGTTCTTGGAAAGAGGTTGCGCTGATGAAGAATAGCCTGGCAAACTGGTAGTTTCCAATAACCATATGGAATTGGAAAGATTAACAGGAGGAATTCATGGATAAACAAACGAATATTGCTTTAAGAAAAACATTAGATCAGATCGGCGCAAGCCATTCGCTCAAAGGATACACATACACAATTAGAGCGATAGAGAAATGTCTGGACGACAGGGATGCGCTTAGATGTGTTATGAAGGAAATTTATGCAAAAATCGCAGAAGAGAACGAAACTACCGTATCCAAAGTAGAAAGAAACATCCGGAACTTAATAGAGGTCACATGGATAAATGGAAATGTGAATGCGATCAATGAAATTTTTGGTTATACAGTTTCGCCGAAAAAGGGGAAGCCAACCAATTCAGAATTTATTGCGGTAATAACAGATTTTGTGTCCTTGCACGGGCAGGAAATTGAAAGTGATTCTTATAAGTGGCGGGAGTGAAGTGCGTATGAAGAAGTTGGCAAAGGTGATTGAATTTGTAGGCGCGGCGATCTTTTTTCTTTGTATGTGTGCGGATGCAACGGAAAATCCTATTGTAGCGATACCGACTATAATCAGCTTACTCTTATTGTATGCCGGATCAAGAATTGAAGGAGGATGGCAGGATGCGGAAGAGATTGTCGAAGATCATGATTATTATGTTGATGGTGATGACACTGACGATGGTATTACCTACATTACATACGACAGCAACGGAACCGAGCGATACATGGATTTCAAATGAGTATCTTCCTTATATAAAGGGGATTTCAAACGAATATCATATTTGCCCGGAAATGGTAATGGCGATTATCGAGCATGAAAGCAGTGAACAAGCCGATGTGGAGAATGGTGGATGCAAAGGTCTCATGCAAATTTATGAAAAATATCACAGAGACCGGATGGAACGTCTTGGAGTAGAAGATCTCTATGATCCGTATGGGAATATTCTCGTTGGATGCGATTATTTGGCGGAGTTGTTTGAAAAATATGAGGGAGACATGAGCACAGTCCTTATGATCTATAGCGGAAAATCAGATGCGTTGACCAGAACATACGAGAATCGCACTGAATATGCCAAAAGCATAATGAACAGGACGGTTGAACTTGAAAGACTTCATGAAGAAGCGGAATCAGACTTTGGAGAGGGTCTATAAACACTACTACATTATAATACGAGGAGAATTTCAAATATGAATAAAGAAACAATGGAAAACAACAAAGTGGAACTGGCGGGCGTGATTATTTCAGAGCCGGAGTTTATGTATGAATCATACGGAGAAAAATTTTACAAAATGTCTCTTGGAGTAAAAAGAAAAAGTGGCGCCGTAGATGAGATCCCATTAACCATTTCAGAAAAACTGTTTGATATGGAGGACAGATATTCCGGAATGGCGGTAAGGGTTTCTGGAAATTATCGATCATTCAACAAACAGGAAGGTACAAGACGACGGTTGATCTTATCTGTGTTTGTTTGTGACATTGAGGCGATTGACTCAAAAGATGCGAATATTGATAAGAATTGCATTACGATCAATGGATATGTTTGCAAAGAGCCGAATTACAGAGAGACGCCACTTGGTCGCGAGATCACAGACATGTTGATTGCAGTAAACAGAGATTATGGGAAATCTGATTACATTCCGTGCATTGCCTGGGGAAGAAATGCAAGATTTGCAGGCGGATTTAAAATCGGAACACGTGTTAAGTTGATTGGCAGAATCCAGAGCCGCGAATACGACAAAAATATTTCTGACACGGAGTTTGAGAAGAAAGTGGCTTATGAGGTTTCCGTAAGCAAATGTGATGTGATTGAGGAGGGGAAAAATGAAAATAACGATTAAGAGTATTCACATCGAGAACTTCAAGGGCATCAATATGCTTGACGTGAATTTCTCTGTGAAAACGAAGATCAGCGGGCAGAATGCCGTAGGAAAGACAACGATCTTTGATGCGTTTACATGGCTGCTTTTCAACAAGAACAGTTCCGGAGAGGAAAAATTCAATGTTCGACCGTTGGATAAGGACGGAAACCGCATTGATAACGTGGAAATCAAGGTGTCTTCCATTCTGGATGTAGATGGAAAGGAAGTTGAACTTTCCAAGACACAGAAACAGAACTGGGTTAAGAAGCGTGGAACCGATACGGCAGTATTGCAGGGGAATGTTAATTCGTTTGAGATTGACGGCTATCCGAAGAGTGAAGCGGATTTCAAGGCTTATGTTTCGGAATTGGCACAGAGCGAGGAAATGTTCAAAATGCTGACTAATCCGCAGTATTTTTCTTCCTTGAAATGGAAAGACCAGAGAGATATTCTGATGAAACTTGTTTCAGAGGTTTCAGATGTAGAGCTGGCACAGACGGACGCGAAGTATGCGCCATTGCTTTCAGAATTGGAGAAAGCACCGTCTACGGATGATATTAGAGCAAAATTCTCCAAAGCATTGAGCGAGTGGAAGAAGAAGCAGGCAGAGATTCCAGTCAGAATTGACGAAGCCATGAAATCCAAGATTGACATCGATGTTGCAGAACAGGAACTTGCGAAAACAGACTTGGAAACCAAAATTGCAGATATTGATGCGAAGATCAAAGATTCTGACGGAGTAATGATGGAGTTAGGACGTGAAGAAATGCAGCTGCAGTTTGATATGTCTGGGATTATGCAGACTATGAATCGCGATCTGACAAACAGGAGAAGCGAGATCGAAGCAGAATTACGCGATTTGCAAAATGAGATGAAGCGATTTGCAGATACTATTGCTTTGAAAGAGAGACGTGTTTCAGAAAACGAGACGGTTATTTCCAATGCTGATTCAGAGCGGAAAAGGCTTGGAGAGGAGTACAACGCAGAAACAGCAAAGGCTTTTGATGAATTCCCATATCTGTTTGATGAATCAAAGTGGGTATTTGATGAAAACAGCACCGTTTGCTCATTGTGTGGTCAGAAGTTGCCGGAAGATAAAATCGAGCAGTTAAAGGCTGATTTTGAAAGCAGAAAGCGAAAAGCCAAGTCGGATGCAGAAGAAAAGTTAAAATCAGAAAAGATCAGATTTGACACAGAAAAGAGAACAGCACTGAACAGATTGGTTGATATTGGCACAGAGAGAAAAAATCTTATCACAAAATTAAGGGATGAAAATGCCAAAGTAAAGGAAGAAATAAAGTCCTTAAAGGAACAGGAGCAGGAAGATATTGCAAAAAAAGAAAAAATTTGCCAGCAGTTATCATCGATTCCGGAAATTGCCGATTATTCGCAGAATGAAGAGTATGTGAAGATGAAAGCCAGACACGATGAAGTTCTGGTAGAAATCGAGAATCTGAAAGCTAATGGAGAGGATGCAGCAGTTGAAACCTTAAAATCTGAAAAAGAAGAGTTGCAGGCACATCTTGATGAAGTAAACAGCACTATTGCAAAGGCATCCATGAATGTTGAGATTGATGAACGTATATGGCAGTTGCAGGAAGAACAGAAAGAAATCGGGCAGAAGGTTGCGGATCAGGAACAGATTCTTTACCTGTTGGAAGAGTTCATTCGTTTCAAACTCAACAAGGTTTCTGAATCCATCAACAGCCATTTTAAGACAGTTAATTTCAAACTCTTTGAAATGCAGTTAAATGGCGGTATGAAAGATTGCTGTGAGTGCACCGTAAATGGAGTGCCGTATTCGACTTTGAATAGCGGTCATAGAATTGTAGCCGGACTTGATATTATCCGTTCTCTTAGCGAGTTATATGGCGTTATCGTGCCGATTTTTGTGGATAACGCAGAGAGCTTAAATGATTTCAATGTGCCGGATATGGATGCACAGTTAATCCTTTTGAGTGTATCAGCGGACAAGCAGTTGAAAGTGGAGGGTGTTTAAATGGGAGAAGTTATCAAATCTTACAAAGGATTTAACAAAAATATGACTTGTCGTGGCTTTCAGTACGAAGAAGGAAAAGAGTATGAGGAAGAAATCATAGAAGTTTGCGATCATGGATTTCACGCTTGCGAGTATCCGCTTGATTGCTTGAATTATTATTATCCAAATGAAAGCGTATACCACGAGGTAGAGCAGAGCGGAGAAATCCAGAAACATAATGATGATACTAAGGTAGCATCTACAAAAATTAAGATCGGAGCAGAAATTAGCATTGCGGGTCTTGTTAAAGCTGCAATCGAATATACAGTAAAACGTGTAAAAAAGGACGCTGAAAGCGATGAAAAGCATGGAGCATCCTCGGCAACCTACACCTGTGGAGCATCCTCGGCAACCGGAGACTGTGGAGCATCCTCGGCAACCGGATACTGTGGAGCATCCTCGGCAACCGGATACTATGGAGCATCCTCGGCAACCTACACCTATGGAGCATCCTCGGCAACCGGATACAAGGGAGCATCCTCGGCAACCGGAGAC